TACGAGAAACGATCCTTGCTTACTCAGAAAGGGTAAACATGTATGAAGTTAAGGTAGGTAAGCTAAGACGTACAATATCAGAATATATAAACGAGAGAAAGAATGAACGATAAAGACAACAAACTAATCGCCCTATTCATGGGGTTGAAGCCCCATCATCAGGATGCGGGTTACCTAATAGACGAGAGCAAAGATGAAGGCTACGAAGCAATACACGAATCGTGTTTCTTATACGACTCAGAGTGGGGTTGGATAATCCCCGTAGTACAGAAGATTGAGGAAGAGTGCGGGGGTGTACCTGAGCAATTGCTTGACGTCAGTTTCTATGATGAGATAGGAGATGTATACCAAGCAGTAGTAGAATTTATTAAAGAATACAATAATGTTGAGTATAAAAATTGAAGCGTGTAAGTACGTAAAAACTTAGAGTAAATAAATACATTAATAAACAAACAGAAGCCTTATAAACAGCCTAAAATAGCTTTTGTTTTTATACATTGTTAGGCACAGTTAATTATGGAAAGAACAAAAAATGAAATGGGAGACTTTGTTATAAACGGAGACCTAACAATTAAAGAATTGTATGAATTAGCAAAAAAAGAAGGATTTGAAGATAGAGCCTTGCACTTCTCTATTAAAAACACCAAAACAAAGCAACATTTTAGCACACATAATGTAATAGACTTTGGTAAGGGGTGGACTAAAAACACGGTAATAATGCACTTGGAGTGGGAGGATGAAAATGTTACGGATTCTAATTGTGCCTAATAAGTGAATAAACTCACCTAATAGCATAACTAAAAGTGAAAATAAAATGGAAGACAATAAACTAATAGGAAACTTTATGGACATACGTAACACAGGGTTGTCTGTATATAAAGAGAGCGCATACAAATACCACGAGTCATGGGATTGGTTGATGCCAGTAGTCCAAGAGTGCTTAACAAAAGGGGAGGATGAGCATGAGTGGGATGCTATATACAACGCAGTAGGCACAATAGATATGGAGAATATATACCAAGCAGTAGTAGAATTTATTAAAACATATAACGATGAAAAATAATAAACTAATAGCAGAATTTATGGGGTTAGGAGATGGGGATAAGTACTTCTCGCCTACATTAGAAGACGCGGAGTCAGTAGGGTTGGGGATGCACGTTTACCCTGACGAGATGAGATACCACACATCATGGGATTGGTTGATGCCCGTAGTAGATAAGATAGAAAATGACGGACTCGATCCACACGGAATGATTGACAACTCTTTGTGGATACGTACGAGCCCGAAAGGACGTTCAATCGAGGACACATATAACGTAGCAGTATACTTAATAAACATATACAACAATGAAGAAAAAGAAAAATCAAGTTAAGTTCGCATCATTCAACATGCAAGACTTTGCACGAGACCTTGTAATGAAGCCACAAATCGTCCGTAAGTGCGGACAAATCAACTATCATCATGACGCTACAACAAAGAAGTAAAGGTCGAGTCCTTTTAAATTACTGGTATAACGAGTCCACCTCAGAAGAACGTGAGGCAGGCAAGGTGTGGTACAACGAAGCTAGGGAGTACGTTAAAATCCTTTCATTAAGATTCGATACCCCTCAGATTATTTGTGCGGGTGTAGTATCTGCACTCTCCCCTAATAACAGATGGGAGAGGAATAAGATTGACGCTCATGCTGTGCTGGATGCGGTAAGTAAAGGCATCCCCCCTGATCAGGTTAAGGTATGCACTTATAATAATAACAAGCGCAAAGCCTTTGCTATTGCCAATGGGGACATAAAGATATTAAAACAATCACCTAAAACATATGCCTTCGCTAAAAACATTAGTGGAGTAGACATCAACCGAGTTACGATCGACAAGTGGCACTTACGTGCTACACAGACGAGAAGTCTCTCACCTAAAGACTGTAAAACCTCAGTAACTGCACTGCAGTATAAGCAATTAGAAATGGACTGCCAGAAGGTAGCCAAGAAGTATAACGTCCTCCCCTCTGTCCTACAAGCTACCATATGGGTAACGATACGGAATAGATGGATGGCATAAATAAATAATTAATCTATATAAAACAATACATTATGAAAACCAATCAACATTGGACAGCCGAAGAGCTGTTAAGCGCTTGCAAGATTGCAAAAGACTTCGAGTATAACGACAGTATCTACCCCTTAATTGCTAGGGAATTAGATAGACCTCACACCTCTGTTAGGAGTGCCGTTGCAAGAGTAAGAAACGGAGAGTCTACTTTTCAGTATAAGAAGAAGGATCCTAGATTCTTAAAATTCCTTAAGAAAGGTGTTACTGTAATAGATAACCCAGGAAAGAAGAAGGATACTGAAACCATTAAGATCCCTTTCTCTACTGCTGATCCTACACCTTCCCCTAGACCTGAAGTTATAGTTAAGCGTGGCTTCTCTATAAAGCTATGCTGGGGACTAATCGAGATAACAAGATGAATGACGAAACATTTAGTGACTGCTGTGGGACCTCCACAACAGATACAGAAATGGGTATATGCCCTGACTGCTTAGAGCATTGTGAGTTTATATCCTCTCACATGTGTATCAATTGCGGCGAGCAAGAGGTAGAGGTTGAGGGTCAACCCTGCTCTAAAGAATGCAACAAAGAGTACTGGGCCGATATGGGCCCTGAATAAACATGACACACATAAAGAATCCTTTCAGAGATCTATCTCTAGATGAGCTATGCATAGCCTACGTAAACTTCACTCAAGTTGAAGATACTGAAGCAGTAGAGTGGGTCGTCGATGCTTTCTGTCTTAAACTAATACTTAATATAACCTTTGATAACTAATTGATAATGAGTGAAATAGAAAAACAAGATGCTGTTACTATAGTGCAACAATTCATGGAGATCTGTAGAGATACACATCAGACAGAAAAGAAATTTAATAAATCAATACATAATCTATACGACGATGCGAGAAAATATGGCTTTTAATTTGTTTTTGTTAAAAGCTTTTGTTATATTTGTAAACCCTAATTTAATTTAATACATGTCTAATTATAAATTTAAGACCACGAACATACGTGGCAAACAATACGTCGAAGTAAACGAGCGTATCAAATTCTTCCGTCAGGAAGACGAGTATAAACACTGGACTATCTCCACTGAATTCACAGCGTTGGATTCGGATATGTGTGTATGTAGAGCTATTATAGCCGACACTACGCAACGTGTGGTAGCTACTGGCCATGCCCATGAAGAGCGGTCTAACGGTAACATCAACAAGACAAGCTATGTTGAGAACTGCGAGACCTCTGCCATAGGTAGAGCCTTGGCCATGATGGGTATAGGTATAGATGCCTCCATAGCTTCGGCTAACGAGGTGACGGAAGCTATTGCTAAACAAGAGGCGACAGCACCTAAGAAAACACTATCATCAACCAAGCCTATCGCAAAGAAAACTCCTGCTAAGAAGCCAGCTAAGGAGGAGCGTGATCCTGAGCTTATGAGTAAAGTCATAGGGTATATAAAGACCCAATCAGATAAGCAAAAGGCTTTCGACTTTGTCATGAGGACAAAAGGAGACCAGTTTACTGAGAAGCAAGTTGAAGGTATAATGAAATTCGTACGATAATGGAATATTTTACTAAACACACCATCGGAGAGCTAGTTGAAATATCTAAAAGAGAAAGAGAAAAGTATGACAACTTCACGCCTCTACAGGCTTGGAATGAGATCATGCAATTGACTCATTTGTTTAGAGGTATTGATGGCGTAGATGAAAATCAAAGTAAAGCTTTATATGATATCGAAGAGATATGTAGCGAGCAAAAAGATCTTATCTATTTCCCTAAGAAAAAGAAGAGATGACTTTAAGAGAACAACTAACAGCCGCTACGGGTAAAGGTCACTTATCTTACTCTTCTATTAAGTATGCTCTTGGAGACATGCAGTTATGGGAGATGAAGATGAAGGGCCAAGCGCCTTACACTTCTGATGCCTTGGTATTCGGGACTATGTACGACATGCTCTTATTTGAGCGCGACAAAGCAATGAGCGAATATATCGTCCTTAATGAGGGGGATGTATTAGAAAGATGCCAAAGTAAAACTATCGAAGCAAAGAACCCTAAGTTGACGAAAGACTACAAGGAGGTTAAAGCTGCTATGGAGGAAGAGTACAAAGCTAAAGGTCAAACGCTAACTAGTAGCGCAGATTGGAAGACTGCTAACGACATGGTTGAGAGACTAGCCGTATGTGGTTTACTTAAGAAGAGACTCACAGGTAAGTACCAAGTTGAATTCAATGAAGATATCGATGGTGTACCGCTAAGAGGATTCTTAGATTGCCTAGGTGATGGCTTCATTACTGACAGCAAGAGTTCGAGAAGTGTAGACAAGTTTAGATACGACGTTAATAGCTTCAGCTATGACATACAAGCTTATATATATACGAAGGTGTTTGATATCAAAGACTACTATTGGGTAGTTCAAGAGAAGACGCACCCATATTACCCCGCAGAGATAAAATGCTCGGAGGAAACCCTGTTCAAGGGGGAGATGAAATATCATCAAGCCCTGGAGAATATTAAGGCTTATCTAAAAGATAAAGAGCCTGAGTTAAATTGTTATGCATCATTCGTTGTTTAGTTTGATTGCAAAAGCGATAGACGCTTTAGGTTACGTATTTTTTTATGGAGCCTGTCTTTATGTTATAGTTAACGCTATATATTATACATTTTTTTTCTAACCTTTTAAATTTTTTCACATGAGTGATAAAAAGTATGATTCAGTACTCGTTGGGTACGCAGAAGAGCCTCATCTATATGAGGGTCAACTTTCTAGTTGGAGTGTTCGTCTTAAGGACACCGAGTTGAAAGAGATGATTGAGAAATACGCTACAAGGCGTAACGAAGCAGGGGAAGGTGGTAACATCTACCTCAAGATCTTCATGTCTCAGTCTGGTAAGTCTTGTTGTTCGGTCTTTGATCCGAATAGTGAGGGTGCTAAAGAAAAGCGAGCTGCAAAGCTAGCTAAGGCGGAAGCTGCAACGGATGACATGCCGTTCTAGTAAGGCCCCTATCTACTACATGAACGCTCAGATCGCCTTTAAAAAAAATAAGGTTGTGTCTGAGCGTTTATTGTGGATAGTATCTATTTACGATAAGCCTTTCGATATCATGAAGCATGATATAAGAACTGTCGATAGATTGATTAGACGCATCTATGGGAAGGCGAGTAAGGCTAAAAATAAAGAGATAATAATAAGACGAATTATAGATAAAAAACTTTTAACATATTCAAATCTAACTATAGATGAACACCAAGGATCGAATAAAACAAAAGTGTAAGGAGATAGAAGACTTACTCATTGATAAAAATAAAAAGTATGGGGACTCAGCATTGAACCCTCTAAATATTTTCTCAGCGTGTAACGCATCTACTTCTATAAAGGTACGTTTAGATGACAAGCTAAAACGTATAGCGAATGCTGGACTAGTTGAAGACACTGAAGATACACTAATAGATATAGCGGGATACATAATCCTCTTAATGATTTCAAAAGAAGATGAAGGTAACAATATTCAAAGACGTAAAACTCATAAAGGAGGCGCATCACATACAGCTGGAGACTGCACTGTCACGTATTCAGGATGGGAGGAGCAAGGATCTGATTCTTGAAGTCAGAAAAGGAAATAAAGAAAAGAAGCTTAAGCTCCCTGTTGTATGTTTCAGCGGGGAGTTTTCATCTAGGACTGATGAAGGCTTATTCGAACACTCTGGATTTATTATTCTGGACTTCGATCACGTTGATGTTGAGGCGACGAAGAAAGCCCTTGCCACGGATGATTATATTCATTCATGTTGGATGTCGCCGAGTGGGGATGGAGTTAAGGCGCTGGTTAAGATAACACACCCTGAACGCCACAGAGACCACTTTAGAGCCCTTATAGCGTACTTTAACCGTCAGCACGGACTAGAGGTTGACGAGTCAGGTATAAACGAATCTAGGGCCTGCTTTGAGTCTTACGATCCTGACTTAATAGTTAAGGATGATTACTTAAAGTTTGGGGCATTTACATCCGAACACGCTGAAGCTCAGGTCCCAAGCAATGAGGCTTATTCTTATACGGACTACATGAAGCTTAACCTAGCTGCCCGCATGATACGGAACGCTAAGGACGGGGAGAAGTGGGTAACACTTAATAGAGCTGCTATACTATGCGGAGGATATATTTCTGCAGGACGCATGGAGGAGGATGAAGTATTGAGAATCCTTTTTAGAGAGATAGAGAAGAGGGATATAGATTCGGATGACCATGCTAAGCAAACTATAATTGCTGGGGTAGAGAAAGGGAAGGCCTTACCTATTAAGGAGATTATAGAGGACGAGAAGACAGCACAAAGGGAGATGCTCATTAACGATGGGGACATGTCATTCATATCCTCGGATGATGAGGACTTTAGATGGATCGACGACTACTCTCAAGGGAAGGTGGCGATAGGTCTAGATACTGGGGATGCTGTGCTAGATAAATACTTTAGATACAAGAAGGAGTTTGTTATTATGAACGGTCATAGTAACGTAGGTAAGACAACTACGGCTCTATACCTTATCGCAAACTCTGTTGTGCGCCACAAATGGAAGTGGGTGATATACTCTTCGGAGAATAGAACGGCCTCCGTTAAGATGCACCTCATGCAATTCGCTTCAGATAGGAAGGTTCAGGATATGAACTATGCTCAACGTAAGGCGGCTTACAAGTGGGTCCAGGAGCACTTTACTATCATCAACAACAATCAAGTATATAGCTACTCAGATATAATCCTTTTCATGGAGAAGGTTATGAGGCAGCAACATGTAGACGCGATCTTCATAGATCCTTATAATTCATTGAGGTTAGATATGCGTAACTCAAGTATAGGTGTACATGACTACCACTATGAGGCTGCTAGTCAGTTCCTTACGTTCTCAAAAGCTAACGACGTAGCTGTATGGTTAAATATGCATGCCTTCACTGAGGCTCAAAGACGTAAAGGACCAGACGGTCTTCCTGTTGCCCCGTATGCGGAGGATACAGAGGGAGGCGGTAAATTTGTAAATAGATGCGATTGCTTCCTTACTATTCATCGAAAGGTTCAATCGCCAGACCATAACATACGGAAGATGAGTGAGTTACACGTAAGGAAAGTTAGGGAAGTGGAGACTGGAGGTCAACCAACGTCTGTAGATGACCCCTATCAGATCCTTATGAACCTCTCTCATACGGGATTTATCTCTTGGCTAGAAAAGAAGCCTTTATTCTTACCCATTGATTTTCAGCAAGATAAGCAAAAGGCTCTTCCTTTCGTAGATTTTTTAGCAAAATAAATTAGGAAGGGTAGATACTTGGAGTGTAACTTTGCCACATGCATAAAAAAACAAGAAAGAAACTTAAACCTAAAAAAAAATCGCTAGGGAAGTTTGCTAGTGCCATAGAGAAGTACTGCTCAGACAAGTTACGTGAATCTGGGATAGCTTTCTCTTATGAGAGCGAGCAGTTCGTTTTAATGGAGTCTTTTAGATTTGAACATAAGTACTTCAAGATGACCCCTAAGGGTAAGGATATGTCCGATAGGACTAACTCCGTTCAACAGCCTATTAGGTATACACCTGATTTTGTAGGGAAGGATTCCAAGTGGATCATTGAAACAAAAGGGTACTTACCCTCCCATCATGATTTTCCCATGAGATGGAAGATATTTTTAAAGCATATTATGGATAATAAGCTAGGTTATGACGTATATTTAGCTAAAAATAAAAGACAAGTCGATCAGTGTGTCTTAGAGATTAAAAAATCCATGGAAAATGAATAATAGTAACGTAAGTAAAACTTACTTCCAAGCTTGTGAAAGGATTCACGATGCGGCAGATATGTTGTATGAATCCCTACACGAAGAAGAGGGTGAAGCCTTAACTGAATTGGAAGATGTGTTAGTCCAAATTAAATCCTTTAGGGATTGGGTAAATATAGAAATAGACCTAGTCCGAGAAATATGTAAAGAACATGAAAACGAGTTACCATTCTAATGTTGTAAGTAAAGCTAGATATAAACAGTCTTGGAGAGATGGGAACATCTCCGCCACTAGATACAAGAGAGCTTGCCCTGATGCTCGTGTGTCTAATAAATACGAGGATATAAATTTACATGTAGACTTCTGGCACGGAGAAGACGGGGTGGATGTAAAAGGAAACAACCTACCTGACGAAATCTGGGTGGAGTTTGCCAACGTCCTCGGTAAACCTGGTTGGACCAAGGGAGCGGCTAAGTGGATAGCCTTCGAGATGTGTGAGGTGGGAGGTTTTATTAGGGTGGAAAGACAAGAGCTTTTAGAGTGGTGTTACAAAAACGTTTCTCCAGAGAAAGTTACAAGTAAGACAAATGCCTACCGTAAGATATACCAAAGGAAAGGCAGGCAGGATAAAATCACTAAGCTTATAATAGAGGATCTTAAACAATTAAATAGTTATAATATAATCACCTACTCAAAGGAGTATATCTCTCCTGAAGGTAACTTAAATACAATTTAATGAAAGCTAAAATAAACAAGAAACATTCAGACATATTACTAGAAATAGTAAATAATATTTTTCAGTCTGACGTAATGAGTACCGTCAGGTGTAGGGGGAATGTTGACGGAAGAAGAGCGTTTTGTGCTATCCTAAGGAACGAAGGCCACTCCTATACTAAGATTGCGGAGGTTTTAAATAAGAACCACGCTACTGTTATCCATTACGTGAGAGGGATAGAAGGTATATTACAAACAGACTCCGCTTTTGCAAAAAGATACGATACGGCTTCCATGATGTTTCTTAAAAAGATAGAGAGATCTGGTAACGACTTCGTTTCTAAAGAGATAAACAAACTGAAAGATAAGATTAACTCTGAACGCTCTCATGCTTCCACTCTAACCCGTGAGGTAAAAAGGCTTGAGCACGTACACCTACTGCTTAACAAACGAAACGAGATGATTGATGAGAAGTTGAGGATGTATAACGAGAAGTTTGAGAAGCTATACAGTATTATAAGCGTCCGCACAAAGCCAAATACGGAGGAGTTTATTCAGAGGAAGCTAAACACCTTCTATAACGGGGTGTATAGCGAAGAGATTAGATGCTACTAGTTAGCCGAGGTAAACCTTTATAAGGGCTCCTACAATACCCACAAATAAAACACCTAGGCCCCACTCTACTGTTCTCTTCCATCGTAAGACAGCTTGAAACTTCTCAAGGAGAGACTCTCTCTCAGGAGAGCATAGCTCACGGAATTCAGTATTCTTGTTAGTTTGAACTATTATGCCAGACTCTGGATCCATAATCTTGTCGTGTAATGAGGTGACCGTTCTGTCTAGTCTGTTAACGCAATCCTCTATTCTCTTTAACTCTCCGTTAGGTTGTGTTTTTTTAAGGTCCTTTAAGTCCTTTGCCATCTTCTCTATAATATCTTTCTGCGCCTTCATTATTGTATTTCTTTTGCATGCGAGAACAAAGTCTCTACTACCATTTCCGATACTTTTAACCTCTCTTGAAGGAGTTGGTTCTCAGATTCAAGAGCCTTGTTGAGTTTCTTTAGATATTCTATCTCTCGTTTTGACATTAAGATTATCTTTTAATTTTTTCTAAACTTCGGCCTGCAAAGTAAGCCCCAAAAGCAGTTAACATAAGTATTTCTAACAAAGATACGTAAGACTCCTTAACGTTAAAATCCCATATATCTATACTGTCTGCAACCATTGCCCCTAAAAAAATAACCATTAGAGCAATTAAAGTTACAGGCCTTATATATTTAGCGAGCTTTACATCACTGCTCATATCTGCCTTCCAGCGTTCGGTTACATTCCCTTGGAAAAGAACCTCTGCATCGATCATGCGCTGAGCCTCTTCGGGGTCTACACTATCATCTTTATCTAGAAGATTTTTAACTACACCTAAAGCTCCGCTATCAGGTAGAAGGTCTCCTACGATCCCCAGAATGTCAGGTGCTTTTTCTTTCAGCCAGATCCCTAGCTTCGTGTCTTTAATCTTCTTTTTCTTGCTCATTTTCAAGTTTTTCTAAACGTAGTCTGTTTGCTTCTTTTTGTTCTTCAGGAGTTAAGCCTGGACCTTTCCCAGCTAACCTTACCCACTCATCTAAATACCAGCTATTTACTTTACCTATAGTATTATATAGCTCCAATATCTTAGCGTCTATTACAGTTTGATCGCTACCAAGTTTCTCTTGTATGTATATAACTCTTTCCCTAAGGGTATTAGTCCTTTCTTTAGAGATTACATCTATAGCCCACGGCATTACATCCCGATCGCCTCTAGTTTCTAGCATTTGTTCACGCTTTTCCGCTATCTCGCTCTTAGTAGGATCTTCTACGTCATCAACTGTTTTAGGTGCATTTTCCCATCCAAGCTGATTTCTTAGATCTACAAACCTTTCCTCTTTTAATGTTTTTTTAGCTAGGCTTAAAGGAATTTCTCCTTGAGCGTTAACCCACAACGCCTGCGCGTCTGCTTTAGAGATATTAGCGTCCTGTAAAGTGAAAAGAAACTTCTCTTGCGAGATACCAGATTTAAACGCTAGGTCTGCATACCCTTGGGCGCGGACAAAAGAGTTGTATTGTTTTCGAGCTCTCTCAGTCCCATATTCCTCTAAGTATTCAAAGTCAGGTCCAACCCCATTGTATTCGGCGATTCTATCCTCAGTAGACATCTCAGGATCAAACGGAGGGGTTTCATCCCCGCTAGGGAAATCCTTACCCATCCATAAATCTATCTTATCCGCTTTCTCGTGGAACTTCTTATAGCTTTGGTAGTCTCTAGCCTCTTCGGAGACCTTCCAAGGGACAGCCAAACCTAAGTCAAAGCTTTGTATACTAATACCCATCATCCTCAAGAAAGCTTCTTCGTTGGTATACTCTTTATATTCATTTGCTTTCCCACCGAAGAATTCTGGCATAATCTTATTAGCCCTAGCGAAGTCTTGTATGTTACGAAAATATCCAGGGCCCACCCCAACCATCATATGCTTAAGTATATTATCCCAGTTCTCATCTATATTTTCAAGCGGATGTTTATCTTTATCCCAATAGCCTATTGTCCCCCCACCTTTCTTTTGTCCCGTCATCATCTCATTAACAAAGTTGGTTGTAGCGTCTAGAGCTATGTAAGGCCCCATGAGATCTAATAAAGCGGCTTGAGTACTTTCTAATGTAGGTGCCCCATCTTTAAATAAAGTTCTTATAGGTCTTAAAAAAGTCTCATTAGGAACTATACTAGAAAGGTTTACATACTTTAACACCCCATCTTCACCCCTTTCGTCAGCATAATCCGCCGCTACAAATTGACTGTTCCTATCCCAAAATGCTCCTGTTCCTTGTATTGCTTTAGTGTCATCGTCATCCCACCCAAACTCTATTTGAGATTTTGCTACCATTGCAGAAATTAATGAAGTAGATAGCCCTAAACCTAAAAGTCTCTCTATACCCATTTGAGTTCTTCCCTCACGTAAATCTTGAGCTGCATATCTTACGTTGTTGGCTGTAGTTCTAGGTACCTCGTAAGCAAAGGAAACAAACATACCAGTAAGAGGAAACCTTCTTAACCTCTTTATGTTTCTAGGTAAGCCAGAATATGTAGGGTATCCCCCACGGATACGCTCTGCAGCTCTAATCTCGGCATCTGCCCTAGACATATTAGGATCATCTCTCAAGAATTTCCTTACCTCTTGGTAGTACCCACTAAGCTTATAGTAGTCATCTCCAAAAGCGTAAACCTTTTGCGCTACGTCATTAAATCTTTTTCTAGCCCCCTTTAAACCTTTACCAGATATCTCTGCAGCTTTTACCGCCGCGTCAGCAGAACTGAAATCTCTCATCATCATCATATACTCCCCCGCTCTAGCCGTATCCCCAATAACCCCTAACCTCTTTAGTTTATCCGACTCCATAGTTTTACGGTTCTTAACTAAGCCTTCTGAGTCCCCCCAAGCCATCTTAGAAATCTCACCTATATTTTTAAAATCTGCCAAAGCAAAGTGCCCAGCATTAGCGGATAGAAGGATTCCACTCTCCATATTCCTTGCAATAGTTCCAGGGGAGAAAACCGTTTTGTAACCTTTCACTGTACCTTGTATCCTTAAGTACAATCTAAAGAGACTACCTCCTGGTTGCCCTAGAGGTTGCATGTCGTTATACATCTTCTTAAACTCTTTTGGTACCCATACATCAGATAAAACATCAAAAGCCTTTCCTTTAACGGCTAACCTTTCCCATCCTTGAGGTCCATTTCCATTAGCGTCACTTTTTCTACCTAATCCAGTCTCAATTAAGTGGTTACTAAAATTATTTTGGAATTGCCAATCGCCTACATAGTTCCCTAGTTTATTCACCGTAGCAGCGTAATTAAAGATTGGGTCTTCAATCTCACCTAGTAGCTTTCTAAACGCTTCTGGAATTTCCTTCCTCCCCTTAAACATTCGTGTATCTAAAGCCCCTATAAGACCCTGTCCTTTAGCGATCCCTCCGCTGTTAAATCCACCCGCAAGATCCTGAATGTATCCTCGTACAACAGCCCTAGCATCGTCAAAAGATTTACCTTGTTCTTCCATAACAAATCTAGCCGCATCGTCGATAAGAGCCTGCTTCGCCTTAGGCATTTCGCCCTTCGTTGAATTTAACTGTTCAATCCATTTCCCGTTATCAGAAAAGGCCTCATAACTTCTCTTTAGGTAAGTGCCTTGGTTACCCCTTAGTTTCTGAATAAAATTCTTTTCCGAATCACTAAGCTTCCCTTTACTTGATATTAAATCAATAAGGATCTCAGTCAAACCGTCTACTTTTTGCCGCGCGTAATCTAGTTGAGACCTTTGAGCTTCAGATAGAAAAGATATTCTAGCATCATCATTCCCCCTTAGGTATTCATTTATCTCAATAATATTTCTTTTGTGTACGTCTTTCTTTATTCTTTTCCCTGCATCATCGCGTCTTATACTTTTAAATATATTCATTATCTCTAAAGCGTCACGATTTAATTGATCGTCACGTACTCTTTGATCACGACCCTGAAGGGTTATTATATCCCCCGCTCTTTCTTTAGGCCCTTCTCTTCTCTTGAAAATATTCCACCCTCGCTCACTATATCCCATAGGATTTGTTACAAGCCAGTTGTTACGTATACCCCTCAATCTATTCCCTAGTTTATTTAAAGCTAAGCGTACTGGACCTTTGGGTGTATTGTCTACAGGATACGGATTAATTGTAGGTGGTTTTACCTCTATAGTTTTTGGTCCGCCTTCAGGGGTATTCCGTAATATCTGATCTACTCCAGCAAGCATCTTCTCCCAAGCCTTAGTCCCAGGCGTCATATCTGGTAGTTTATTTACAGGTGTAGTCCCCCCTTTCCCTTGAGTTGCTATTATAGCGGCATCATTAAAAAGTTGAATTTTCTTATCCGATATTTGCTGCGCCGTGTATTCCCCATCCTTTCCTTTAGGTTTTGTCCCACTCTTTTCAAGCCCTACTACAGCGTCGGAATCGGAAATCCTAACCTGCGATTCTTTTACTAAAAAATTCTCTGAACCAGTATTAAAGAACTCGTCCGTCGTTATGTTTTTCTTATCAGCCCCCTTCCCTTTAACCTTAGTGTCCATGGATACTGTTATTACAGTACCGTCTTCTAATTTAATCGTTGTGTAATTATCTGCCTTAGAATTCGGGAGACCCTTTGTTATATTTACTTTCTTTTTAAAATCAACAGAGCTCCCATCGGATTTAACTAAGCCTTTTTTAGTCGCTACACTATGCTGGTCAAATATTCTTGCTAAATCTCTAGCCTCCTTCCGTGACATATTTTCTACCAATATACTATTCTCCCCCGATCCAAACTTCCCTGTAACTTCATGGTATACATACCCGTTTTCTTTAAGCCACTGTATAAGCTGATCGTTAGCTGCTTTATTCTGAGCCTCACTTTGACCTTTACCTTTCGGGTTCTCCGCTGTAAGTATAGCGAACTTTTCAGAATTAAGTAAATTCCTTAAGCTCTCTTCTGTAAGGGTTGTATTTGGTTTGTCCTCTATGTTTTTTGTTACCCACTCAGGAGTCTTTCTGAAATCTACCTCAGAGAGTCTTACCTGCTCTTCCGTCACTTGGCTAGGAGTGGGTTTTTTAACCCCCCCATCTATTAAAGATTGCTTTGCAATTGTTTTACTTGCAGTTATCTTTACCTCGGTTTTTGTTGCAGGGTCACCACCTCCTTTACTAGCCTCATACCCCGCCCTATGGCTCTCTTCTATAGCGCCTTTCTTTTGGATTAAACTATCTAGTGCTTTTTTATATACCGCTTTAGCTCCCTCGTTACCATCTAACCCCATAACTTTTGGAGCCTTAGAGAGCGTATTCATGCTATTTATTGTGCGCTCGATCTGAATATTTAATCTCCCAATCTCATCCATATCGGACGGTTTCTTTCTAGAGACATAATCGTAAAAATTAGCGTCGTCTTGCTGGCGAATCCTTCCTTCTTGCTCCATATGTAGTATCTCCCTCCTAGCATTCATCCTATCCGTATAGGAAACCCTTTTGTTATTTACCACCTTCATTAAAGCTGCTATCTGCTCTCTATGATATACGTTCATTCCGTCGCGGCCAACTCTACTTTTAGAGAAATGGATTGCTTTTCCTTTCGCCCAACCAAGACCAAACATAGTAGAACCTAAAGGTAAAGTCCCTAGCGTAACTTCTATAGCTACTTTAAAGGCGTTCTCTGCATCTAAGTCTGGGTCTCCTGTAGCTACCCCTTCGGATAAAGCTCTCATATAGGCGTCTGGGAAAATCCCTAAAGCCCCTTGCGGTACAGCTATACCCATACCTTTAAATACCTCCTTCGCAATATCCATAGGCTTGCCATATCTCAAAAGCCCACCTGTAGTTGCTTTCTGCATGGCCCTATTGAAAATCCCAAATGTAACCCTGTCGGCTACAAATCCAGTAGCAAAAGTTTTAGTTAGGTACCAAAGTCTATTCTCGTCATTTCTTTGAAGATCAAATTTCTCTAAGATTTTTCTATCTATATCTTCTCTAGTATCCTCGCTTGTGTAATCGATCATATTAATCGCCCCGTCTCTTTTATCGTCCCCGTGATATGTATATACCTCTCCTGTTTCTTTATCTACAAATTTATCGAATTGAATGTTGTTTTCAATAAGCATAGCGTCTTGCGTAGCCCCGTAAGTGCTCATCCCAAAAGCCATCTGAAGTGGTGACGCACCTGTGTAAGCCATAAGCCCTGCACCAACGACATAAGGTGAAGCCTCTATCATCATCCCGTAAGACTGAGCCGTTCCGCTCCTTAGTAAGTCCCAATCCCAATCTGTCTCTCCCCCGCTATTCCACCACGCCTGTACATTCTCTGTAATGTTTTTCTTGTAAGAATTCATTTTCATCTGAACGGCCTCTATGCGATCCTTTCTTTCATCTATCGCCTGTCGTTTGCTTTCCTGATTTTCCGCACTATCCTGCATCCCTTTTCCTAGCTTCATGCTTAGCCAAGAGAACATATTAGCTACAGTTAAACCCATGATTTTTAAATGACCTCCAGTCTGCTCCCAGAAATCTTGATTTCCTACCGTACCCTCCCCTGTAAGGTCAAAGCTATACCCCTTCGTCACTTTAAAGATATATTCTAAATCCTTTAACTTCTCATCATCTCTAGAAATGCGATTAGGTAAACTATCTTTTATCATCCCCCCATAGAAATCCATAAAGGAAGTATTTAATCCTTTTAATGTTTTTTCTGCTGGTTCATCATAACTCTTTTGTAAACTTCTGGCACTTGTGATTGGTATAGGAAAAGAATACCCATCAACCTGTAAATCTTTTTTATAGTCTCGGCTCGCTCTAGCAAGGAGGTCCATAACTAACTCCTTATGAAATATTAAAGGATTTACAAGGTTGGTAGTCTCAAAAAGTTCTTTTACATCTTCGTTTCCTGGAAGGTTTAATATATTGGTAAACAAAGGGTTGCCGTCCACCTCTTTAAAAACCCACCTTTGAAAGGCGTCTTTCTGAAGCTCATCCATAGCGTTTAGCAGATAAGGATTATCTCCGTTATTGTCTAGTAGGATTTGGATGTCGTCCTTAGTCTCCCCTTCTCTAACGGCACCGAACCTATATACCATTCCTTTCCCATATTTTCTGGTATATTCTTCGTTGGGAACATCATGAGTATTACCCCCTATAATTATCGCAGACCCTATATTGTTATATCCAGAAGCTAAGGAGTCCGTTCCGCTATACGCACCTAAAGCATTATCTAAACCATCACTCCCACCCGAAGTAGAACCGCCCGATTCCGACCCGCCAAGATTTTTTTTTTCAGCGTCTTTAACTGCGTAGAAGTCTACTACAGATTGCATCTGGTCCTTACTCTTCCACTTATATTGATTCGCTATAATTTTTCTTGCTCGCCCTAAAGGTTTCCCGTCGTTATACAACCCAAGCAAAACAGCCTCGCTGTCTTCTTCCCAGACCATATCCTTTTTCTTTTTCTTTTCAGGATCGCCTTGTGGTTCGCCTTCAGGAACAAGCGGTGCTGCAGCAATAGGTTCTTCTACTGCTAGCGGCTCGTTGGTATATCCTAGTTCGTTAATTTCCATATTCTATTATTGATCTAAATTGCCTCGTTCAGCTCTATCAAAAAGGGCCTGTAATGGGTCCATCGAGCCCGATCCTTCTTGCATCTTATTAAATACTGTTTGAAGGTCTTTATATTGTTGAGTAGTAGGTGTTCCATCAGAACTTTCCCCATCCTTATGTTTGTATATAATCTGAAAAGGCAAAGCTGCAGGATCTCCACCACCTATTGGAGTATATGCCCAAGAAGATGTCGCAGGAAGAGGTCCTGAAGTCCCCTGGTCTTCAACTGCTCTCCAAATGATAACATAATCTTCATCAGGGTAATAAGTCACTCTATTTATTTTCTGCCCATCGTACACAAATTTACCTTCAGGCATAGAAACATTTAAGTTTCCGCTATCGTTTTCAGCGTCTTCTATTTTGGTTCTAATCGTCTGTATATTATTACCAGTTTCGTTAAACTCAGGGCCTAAGTTTCTTGACAACATATCTTTCCATTGCTCATTCTTAAGCGCAGGGTTATTCATTGCTCTTCCAGTAGAAGCCTCCTCTAGATTTAGATATTTATTCGTAATTACGCTGTTAAAAAGAGCTAAAGAGGTTCCCCATCTACCCTCAGAATCTTCTCCTGGAGGTTTAGGTGTGAAAGGAGCTTTATCTGCCACGGCTTTAGCATACATCTCCCAAGGGGTTTCTGGGATAGGTGGAATATCTCCCCCTGCAGCTTCTGAACGAGCGATATGCTCATTCATAGCCTCCCACTCCATATTATACTTATCCTCCCACATTCTAATAGCAGAAGCTCTTAAACTTGCAGAAGGGTCTTGCCCCGTTAGATAAAGCATAACATCTTTTTCTAATTCGGCGTGGGCTTCTTCTGGAGTCATGCCTTCATTTTTTACCTCAGAAAAATACTTATTACCTAAAGTTGTAAACACAGAAGCCCCTTTCTCATTAGCTTTAAAGTTTAAATACGTATCTCCTGGAGTATGAGTTTCTCTAGTCTTTCTATCTCCGTTCCATAGGTTACCAAACCCACCGTCGGCTACGTCAAACGCACCACCGTTAACGGGGACTTGTTGACCGTTTACATTGGCGTAATCTTTTCCGTCAGGACCCGTCTCTATAGCAATCCCTTGGCTCTCCAACATCTCTCGTACACTCCTAAAGCTACCTTCTGTCCCTGGCTCCGCTTTTGGATCGTAGTTAGGGTTAGGGAAATCTCCTCTACCGTTAGAGTAATTTATTAAACCTACGTTATTAAAGGTGTTAAGCCTTTTCTCCCAGCCTTCACTATCATAAGTAGTCGTAGTATTAAAAGTATCATCTTCAGAATCCACAGCATTGACTCCAAAATGAGTCTCATACTCCGTCTGCCCTGTTCTTAATTTAGCGTGGCTATCTCCAAGACCTTGCATACGGATAATAGCATCGGATACGGGTCCAAATTGCACTTGGTTTATAGGGGTGTTTTGTATATACCGCCTAGCTTCTTCTACTTCAGCCATAAACTCATCCCTATGAAGTGTAGACCAACCTTCGGTTTTTAACCCAGAGAGCTGATCTAAATATTTCTGTCTTTGTTTATCTCCCGCAGAGAGTTGCTGTACCTTAAGTGCATCTCTTTCTGCTTTCGCCGCTAGTCGCTCCTTATTCATTTCTGAATAAGACTTATACTCTATCGGAGCTACGTAATTGTAATTCGCCATTATGCCATTTGTTGACCGCCATCTAACATAGCCATCATTCTTTCTTGTTCTGGGCTAGAAGATTCTTGTTGTTCTCCGTCTTGGAATTGGGGTTGAGATAAGGTCTTGCTTACCGCTTCGTAAAGAGCCATAAGAGCTTCCATAGAAGGCTCTTGTCCCGACTCTACAGCTTGGTCTACCATCGCTACAGCGTTCTCTATATCTTCTGTTTGTTCTCCGTTAAGGATTATCTCCCCTCCCGTAGCCTCTCCAACTACCTCCCCATCAGGAGCAACCATACTTATTGGGTTGGCTTCGTGACTCTCCTCTCCTGGAAGGTCTTGTCTTGGTGGGATACCGCCTTCACCTTGAGCAGCTAATATCTGCTGCATTACATCACCCCCTTCTTGAAACTCTGGTATCTTCATTCCTTGCTCACTAAAGTATTGCAATCCCCCACCAACTACGTTCGCTATCCCCTGCCGTCTCTTTTCATCCATCATCATCTTGTTATCCGTAGCTGTTGAAAATGCCAGCTTATCGTCTTGGAACTTATCTGTCGCTAACCCTCTTTGGAAACCTTCGTTTTGAGTCTGTAAGCCCCCCATATAATCTCCATACCTCTGTGTGTTAGCTAATTCGTTTTGGAGATTTGTCTGTTGTAAATTTTGCATAGATTTAGTATTAGAGGTATTCATACTACCTAAAGTCGACGCCATCATCCTAGGGTCTGTGGACATATTATCCATTGTCGTTGCCGCCATAGATAAAGAAGGATTTATATCGAGATCCTGCCTCCCAAAAGAAACGGAATCCATCTTCTGTTTGTTCGTCTTAGCGTCATACTTGCCAGCTGTCGCGTCATCACGGAATTGATCTATATCTAATTTCGCAGCATCGGCCAAACCTTGCTGCACACCCATACGTTTTTTAGACCCAAACCAATCCGCTGCTCCACTCACCATCATAGAAATCCCTGCAGCCTTATTTGCATAGTCCTCCTTGGTTCTTGGAGTTCCTCCTTTTCCATCAGCTCCATCAGCTCCATCTATTGAAAAGTCAAGACCAGTAGGGGTGTAATCTAAAAAAGATGTGTCAACATCAAAGATATTGTCATACTTAAGAGCATGTGGATTCATTGAACCCTGCATGGGTCCTGGCCCTTCGTTTTGTCCGCCCCAAGCATTCCCAAACGCTTCTGCTCCGCCAACTCCCCATCCACCAGTATTCCCACCAGCGTATTGGCTATAGCTCCCCGTAGAGTTAAACATATCAGAAAAAGGATTGCCTTGTGGAACACCTCCTTGAACCCAATTTCCTTGGTTATCGTATGGCATTAATTCTTCATATTATTACAGTTTGTACAAAAATACTACAAAAAGTGCTTACTTTGAACTAGGGGAAGCCTTTTGTTTAGGCTTCTTTTGAGTGCTACCTTTACTCCCGTCTAGCTTAGTATTCTCAAAGTCTACGTTTATAGCATATGTCTCTACAGGGGTGGTGCTATCGTTCTCTAAATGGAGATGTAGATATTGCCCTCTCATGGGGTCACCGTTTATGTCTGGCGAGGTAATAGAATATAATTGTATTGTATCCCATTCAGGACCTAGACTATTTGTGAAACTTATTAAAGCTGTAATTGCGTCCAATGTAACATCCCCGCTAACCCCTAAAATTACATTCCCGTCACTAGTGTACGAGTGTACATATACATACGGACTATTTACGTTAAAGACTGTGGTTTCAGAAACAAAATTCACAAAATTCCACGCATTGGAAGAATAACTTAATGTATAAACATCTTCCAGTGCGCTTACAAAAACAGCTTGACTTCCGCCCCCACCTAAAAGAGGAGTGTTTAAGGAAGAAGACAAGACTGAGGCTGCCCAACCCGAAGCAACTAGAGAAAGAAGTGGTTGACTAAGATCAAAAAATAAATTTGAAGAATCAGCATTGCTAGTAAAAGTTCCGAATTGCGCTGTTAATAAAAGGAGGTCATTAGTTGTTACTGTTCCATCTAAATCTAAATCAGCAATACCCAACGGATCAAGGCCTCCGAATTGTCCTAAAAATATAAGAATATCAGAAACGTCAACAACTCCATCATTATTAAGATCTGCTGAAAGCTCATCCAATCCAGTAAGCATAGAGCTGTCTATAATTGAATCCAGCTGGCACACATAGTCTAAATTGCTGTTAGAGTTATTTAAAGATTTAGGTAACTCACTGTATTGATTTCCTTCTTTAGTTACAAATCCCTTAATACTACCTAATTGTAACTCATTTTGAGGGGATCCTGCAGGGTTAATATTCGTAGCTGCCGTTCCAACCCAATCTTTAGAGTTACTCTCTAGAGATAAGGCCTTAAATAGCTTTACAGCGCTAGGGTCTTGGTTAGAAACCAACGTTAACGATGATTTATATTGCGTCTCGTAAAATACATTACGCTTAGCGTTTACTTCGTGCTCCCAGAAAAAAGCGGTTGAATTAGTAGAAGTATCAAGGGATGTCTTATTAGTAGAGATCATAACGTTATCTACAACGGCATAACATGTCGGGGTATAACTATATCTAGTCTTCCAGAACCCACCTTTATGTGAGAACGCTATTGTTTTCCCTGTGTAATTTGCCATAACTATCTATTTATAATTAAATTAGCCATGTTATATCCCCAGGGAATAATTGTTGTTCACCGAAAGTAGCTAAAAAGAAAAGTAAATCTGCCGACCCAATCTGACCATCTCCATTAATATCAGACTTCCATTTTAGAATATCAAACCCTCCAGATGGGAGCGATGCGCTTACTAATTCAATTTGTTGTAAAAAATCTTGAATTTGATTAGTAGATATGCCTTCCGCAGCTACAGCCTCTGCTACCGAATTGTATGCTCCATTTCCATTAGATGTTTGACTACCTGCCCAGACATCTAACATCGATCCTGTTACCCCTGAAACCTCTACGCCATTAGAGGTAGCTATACCTTGTAGAATAGTTTGTAAAGACGCTTGAAGGAACGGATTTGCTGCGATGTAAGAACTGAAGAACTCTTCAGGGACAATCTCTTGTATAGCCTCTGCTTCTGTTAGCCCCCCAATACTCATACGCGCATCTTTTAAACCTCTTAAATAAATTTTAAACTCTTCTAAAACTCCACCAAGATTATTAGCAAGCGTGAATGGCGTTAAATATTCACCCGTACTTTCAACCCCCCAAGAATACATAGGAGTATTCGAAGAAATTTCATTAACTCCAACTCTTTTATCATCCCCCGACACGTTGTAACCTGAAAAAACCTTTTGTAAGAGCGTGTGATATTCCGCAGAGAGCCAAAGTTGTTTTAGGGTTTGAATTCTGCTGGGTTTGTTAGTATACCCGCTTTCTTCTCCCCAAGCGTCCTGTGCCGCTTGAAGCGCAGTTATAGCCTCTAACAAGGCTGGATCAGTAAAATCACCTCCAGATGCTTCATATGCCTCAACAAGAAGGTCAGATGTGCCACTCCAGCCTTCTTCAACTTGAACGTTGAAGTCATATGTATTTTTCCAATAAGGGTTTTCAAAACCAGGTACGCTTGCGTCCAGCGCACTTTGATTGTGCTTACTTTCTCTCGATTTTCTAGAATCGTTTAACTTTACAACCCCTTGTTTAAGTTGGTGATCAATGTTTACCATTCTCTGCAACATTGTATTCACGTACAATACTACTCGATCAGTAGTAGTAACATCTGCACGATTTATTATCTCCACCATAGCTTCTAATGTTATATCCAACTCTGAAACAAGGAAGTTATTGAGTGATTCCTGAACGCCAACCTGTATATCCGACATCGAAACAATCTCCCCTGCATCAAACACATCGTTTTCGTTGCCGTCAAAAGCAGTAATATCTCTACCGTCTGTTAACGGTGTGTTATAGAAGGCTTGCAGTTCTTGTGGGAGAGTGGTAATATCAAAAGCAGGTGTAACTCCATCAGGTTGTGTCGCCGTAAGGAAGGCTGTCATTACATTCTTTAGCTGCTGCTCCAAAGAGTTAATCGTAGTAAGGTCTTCAATAACTTCTCCTCCTCCTTCAGGGAAACCGCCTCCACCAGTACCTTCTGTAACCCCATAAGTCTCAGGGTCTAAAACAGTAAGTAAGTACTCTTCGTTTACGGGGTCAAACCCACCCACTACTCTTACGTCATCATAGTTTATAAAGTTGCCAGCGGTAACTGATTTATCCATAGCATCTTTAAAGATCCCTCTAAAGTAGCTTGCCATACCTTGCTCTGAAATCTCTTGTATTCCGTTGGCAGGATTGAATCTATAGACCCTCCCTAGGTTTTTATGTGCAAAGTATACGTATGCTCCAACCTGTACCACAGACTCTGGGTTATTGTCACATCCCGCTCTACCCGCAAAAACCCTTTCCTGTCCCAAAGGACTCTTTGAGGCGGCTACGGTACTTGACCCTTGAACGTCTGAGAATAAAGTCTTACTAGCTGGGACAAGCGTACACCTATCGGACTGTATAACGAATACGTCCCCCTCCATGTTACACATGTAGTTTATATCCCCAAACTCTTCTTGTAGTCCTTTAAAATTAGATAAGGTTAGGTTAAATGAAGAGTAGTTTATCTTGCTAGAGTTAGGATTGCTTTGACCTGAGTATGTTATACTGGCCTCTCTAATAGTCTCTATGGCGTCTTCAAGGATTATATTAGGCCTTCCTATTAGTGTCGCGTCAGCTTTAAATAGATCTGAAGCTGTTTCTGTCTCTAAATAATAAGGTTTAAAATTAGAGGTTAGAGAGTCGTCTGGGTCACCATTTAAAATCAAATCTGTAAATTCCCCCCCATCATATTCCCTAAGGTTAACAGGAACCCTTCTCCACCAAACATCTCCTTTATCTAAAACTACTGAAGATACACTGTGAGTAGGGTTGTCTGTTTCTGGGTTGTTAATATTGTAAGTATCGCCTATTTCGTAATAAAACCTAGTGTCTTCATCTCTATCTCTAGCAGGTGTAAAAAGCTCCACTATGCAATTGTTTCCCCACTTATGCGATCCGTCGAATACAGATGCCCAATTAAACCCATCTGCGTTACTATTGTCTTTTAATATTACAAACTCCCCTTGCATTTCAGGGTGAGTTTCTGGCGTTGTAGTTAAAGGGTTTTCAGAATCCCCCAAAAGAACCATATTAACAATGTCGAATTCATAGTTATAAAAGAAATCTCTATTCTCACCATCGGTATACGCAGAAATAACCCTTAGCTTTTGGCTAACCCCATCTATAGCTTTAAACATACTTAAGCCACCCTGTGGGTTTCTAGCCCCCCATTCAGCTACATAAGACATAGAACTTTCTTGCAAGTAATTTAAAGAGACATATATAAGCGTACTACTGACTTCCGCTCCGCTTCCTTCAAAATCCTCACGAAAAGCTCCTCCCGCTGAATATTGAATAAAGTTTTGTACGCTAGTGTTTTTTGTGTAAGCTAATTTATAATAATGAGCCCATTTAGGAGGGTCATGAGAAAAACTTAAATTTATTACGCTTCTTCCGTGTATAGCTCCTAATCTTTCTGCAGAAGAATATCCTGGTACGTGAACTGTTTTTAAGTGGTTAACGAACCCATGTCTTCCTCTCTCATCGTAGTAGATTATACCAAAGTCGTGATCAGCATTAGATTTAAAAGTCCTGTCTACGGAAGAGTTTGGGTCAAAAACAGCTTCACCTCCTCCAGGAATAAAAAGAAAGGGGACACCTAATAACTCTATATAAGAATGTTTTTGATTGAAATCTATTACAAAAGGCCAATCTACAGCTTGTGTGGAGTAAAAAGAATATGGAAATTGAAAATCATCTCCAGTATTTAAACCCTCAATTGGGGAACCCTGCATAAGAGGAATAAAAGTTCTAGTGGATTGAAGTTGCTGAATTGCCCCACCTCCTCCAACATTGTTCTGCACTAAAGAGTCAAGCGACGGTATATACCTTGAGTTTATCGTACCTGTAAATTCAGGTCCAGCTACTCTAATAGTACGAATAACTTGGTCTTGAGTAGAGCCAGTAAGCTCGCTGTTAACAAGCCTTTCGTTAAAACGCATTCTTCTAGGGTGAGAAGATAAACTAACTGAGCCAGGGCTATTCTCTAAATTGTGAGATAAATTACCTCCCATTCCTCCTTCTCCGTCAACGACGGAAAACGGTGACAATTCTTTTACTCCAGATAATCGAGGTTTATTCTGATATTGAGATTTATTAAATCTAAAAAATTGATTAAAAACACCGTCTTGCGTAAAGTCTAAATACCCTAAAAACCGTTGCTCTTGTAATTGATTTACGTTTGCTAAAAGCGCTGCGTAAGGCGCTGCATCTACACCTACTGGAGTCCCCATAGACTCCGCTAAGAAGCTAGTTTCAAGGCCAGCTATTTCTACACCCGTTACTCCAAAATCTCCGCTTATATCTAAATCGTTAGGATTGAAGTCGTCAACAATATTATTGAAAATATAATCCCAATCTTCCAGATTATTTTGTTCTTCATATTGAAAAAGAGTCTGATTGAACGTTCCGCTAGCCCCAGCAAACCCATACGAAGTGTCAGCAAAAAAATCATTTTGATTAAAAACGGATCCAGATCCAGTAAGGTAGTCTTTTGAAAAAGCAAACCACGGAGAGTTATAGAACTTCTTTTTAAAAACACTATATGTTTCTACGTTTTCTATACTTGATATACAAAGCCTTACCATCTCGTATTTAGGGTCAATATCAGCAAAGGGCGCATCCCTTTCAAGGGAAAACGTTACGTCTGCTTTATTCACAATAAAATGCCCTAAAGGAGCTTTATAAATAGTACTTTCTCCAGGTTCATCCTCTACAGCCCCTACAATAAGTTTACTAAGATAATTACCTTCAGGTATTTGTTTCCCATCAAAAATGTCACCCCCTAAATCTAAAGAGTAAAGAGGCTCAACCTCATCATTAACTACTTCAAAAGCATTATATCCTTCCCAGGTAATATCTTGCCCAGATAAAGCCTGAGCTATTGCCGAAGTTAAAGCGTCTCTTCCTACGCTATCTATGTCTATTAAAGCTTCAATCGTACATGAGAACTCTAGCTGGCCCCCTTTAATAATTAAGGGGTTTCCTGCGCTAGTACCAAAGTTTACTTTTTTTGATGTTTCGCCAGAGCTTAAACTAGCCCCCATAATCGTCTTCCATTCTGGAGCATCAGGTCCAGTTCCCGCGTTACCAATATCAGAGTTGCCAGTTACACCAAAATTGTCTCCAGAATAAGGTATTCCCCAGAACTCAGCGTTAGAAGTAGAATACATGCCTTCGCCTGCAAGAATAGGGTTAGGTATCCTATCTCCGATCCATTCCGCTCCCGATCTACCTAATCCTTGATGACCATAAAAGGGATTGTCATTTCCTTCATTGTTTACCCATTGTCCTTCTTCACCGCCATATGGTGACGCTTGGTTAATACTTCCTTCTCCAGACCAGTTGCCAGCTTCTGGAAGCATTGAGTAATCTATTTGATACTCAAGACCTTGTTGAAAAGCTCCCCTATGCCTAGACTGATGGTAAGAGTCAGTGGCTTGATATACATGAAAATTATTGTTAGGGCTGATTTGAACGGTAATGTTATATACAGATCCCGCTGCAATATCTATAGGCATCTCTTGGCAATCTATTATATACCCAGCACTTTTATTCCTAGCCCCAGAAGATTGATTTAGACTTTGACCAAGATTGTCCGTCGTGTCTATATTTCCCGCCCCATATTCAACATCATACGCCCACTGCTGCTCAGATATGGCTGGAATTAGCCTTACTTTTAAATCTATCAACTCTACGCCTCTGTTTTCAAAAGAAACACTAGCGCTACATTGCGTTTTTACGTTATCAAAGCCTTCTAAGTAGTTCCCGTACATCAACCTGTTGTCTACTACAGACTGCGCTTGGGCTTTTCTGGGAAGGTTATCAAATTGTTTATTTACTTCGTTATTACTAACCCCCCTAACAATTCTGTCGTTATAGAAATAATACGCCCTAGCTGCGAGCACCCAATTTTCTTGAATTTCAGTATTAGAAACCTCGTCTAATACGACTAATTCTGGGTTGTTAAACTGCCGAGCTAATATCCGAATGTTTTTTATTTCCGCTCCAGCGTTAGGTATTTTAAGAATACATACGTTATGAAGGGAATGGTCTACGACGGTTAGCCCGCCTTGGTTTATTATACCTGGAGAAAAAGCTATATCTGAATACGGAGATATAGCAGACTCCACCCCGTCTTTAGAGATGAATTGATATGCAAATTGAAATCCAGGACCAGACTTAAAGTTACTTGTTGTTCTAGACGAGTCAGCCATAAACTCAAACTCTATAGGAGTTAAAGGCGTCTTTGGGCAGGCTGTAATAAAGTCTATCTTATCATCTAATTCATAAGAGCTATCCTCTCCCAACATAGCCTGATATACGTTTATCTTACGTGGCTCGTTAGTATTGTCAGTAAAGTAGAGTATAGCGTCTTTCTCAAAGTCTTTCTTTGCCCCTGGCTTTATTTCACTATCATCTAACCTAGTCTGAGAGGTGTATATTATATTACCCTTTACGTATCCATGTTCGGGGAAGGCATATAAAGCGGACTTGTGTATCCTTACTATTTTTCCTTTGGTACCCCCAGAAATAGGAAGCTTCCCAATCTGATCGTAAGCATATACCCCGTGCTCCGAAGCAATTGTATGCCAAACAAAAAAGTATACTATCTTAAGCTTAGTGTCTGTAACACTACCAATTATCTTAGCATTCCCCGCCGCTATATTATGTCCCGATAGGTATGATATTGGATCGTTACCTTTTATATTTTTAAGTACACCTAAGTTACCAGTAGATCCATTGTCTCCACTAGATTCATTCTCTGTAATAAGCATATTAAGAGCATCAACCATGCTGGTTTTAGGCACCAACTTAAAGTCAGACGATTTATCTAGTCTGATTGGTATGATCTTATCTATAGCCATTAGTACTTAGGTGCCTGCATAAAGTTTCTACGTATAGTACTTAATGCTTCTTCTTTAGTAAAGTTGCTTAATCTAGAATTAGCTTTTCTTCTCTCGTTATAATATTCCACCCTAGCTCTAGCCTTTTCGTTTGCAGGCACACTAGACTTCCTTTCTACTATTTTATAGTATATATAGCAACGTAAGGCCTCTTCTGCATACACATGCACCTCTGGATCGGTAGATCTAGCTTCGTCAGCAATATACTCTAATACCACCTCAGAACCCGAACCGCTCATTTTAAGCTCTATTCTGTCCTGATCTAGGTTCAATCTATACTGACCTACCGCATGACCCCCTCCTACGCCGTATAGGCCTCCTAGACCCCCCTGGTGGAGATAGTTCTGAAATAGGTAGAAATCTTGGTCTCCTGAAGCCGTAGAGCCTGTAGTAGAGCTTTTAGATGCTTCTCTATTTAATATTTCGTTCGCTTCAATATTTAAAGGTCCATCCTGGCTATCTTTTACACTTGTAGTGTCATCATCTATAACAGTGCCAGCTGCATTCGTTGTGGCTGCAGTTGTATCCTGCTTTATTTGTCCAGAGTAGTTAATATGTTTGTTTTGGTTGAGTACATGGATTACTCCATCCGCCCCAACAATACCTAATTTGAGTAAATCTACAAAGTCGTCTGGTAACGCTACTGTATCGTTAGTAGTATCTACAGTCCTTTTTATAGATTTAATCTTTTTACCTAAATCAAATCCTATCTCTCTAATCCCTCTAAGCGCAAAGTTTCTTATTGCAGAATCCGATGCGTTATTAGCATAGTCATCTCCATCAGAGGTAATTATAAAGTCATTTATAATCTGGGATAGTTTTACTTTGTTCATACTCATTACTCAGATGCTTCTTCTTGTGCCGCAAACCCGACGATATTAGGGTCTCTTAGTCTTACCCCGATTAACTTTGCCATCTCCATAACTAACTCCGTTAAGTAATGAGAAGGTAACATAAAGTTCAAACTATTTAAAGGGCTGAAGACATTCACACCCCCTATTGAAACCTCAGTATATGCAGGAGAATAGTCACCAAAACTTCCGTCTGATTCTTTAATAGAGCCAGGCAGTCTATAGTATGTTAATTTAATATTGGTTATAGTGGATGGGAAAACTTCAATATCCTGAGTGATTAAAGCAACAGGAAAGCTTTCTGTAGGCGTAGAAAGATTACTAGTAAGGATTCTATCTATTTCCTCTACGTCGTAAACAAGTTCAACGGGTCTCCTAGTGTATTCGCTATCTTCGTAATCTTCGTCACCTTTTTTTTCTTCCGATGTAGATATTGATATAATCTTAGATAGGTTATCTGGTTTAAAGAATATAGTCTCGTCACCAGTAATCTCTAAATCGCCAACAACAAAATAAGAAAGGTCTTCTTTAACTTGCTTTCGGACAGATTTATCTCTACCTGGGTCAAAGTTTTGGCGTTGGATTTGTTTAGCCTTAATAAGCTCTTGGAATAACTCGTTATATATGTTAATCTGAGCTACATTAGTAAAATTATTAAACACAGCAGGTGTAATAAAGCCTTTTTGGTCTTTATTAGCAAGATCTTTTAGTGTGTTATATACTTGTAGTACGCTAACCATACCACAAATATACGAAAAAGAAAAGCCGCCCTATTAAGGCGGCTTTCCTGTCAAGTTAGAATATATTTACCCTAATCTATCTAACCTATCTTCTAAAGTTGATAATACAGATGCTCCTTTTTCAGTAAGGCAAAACCTTACCATAACATCCATAGCGTCCTGCCCCACTGGGACTGAGACAATAAGTCTATTTGAATCGAACCAGTAACACCCATTGTCGTTAACGTTTATAATCTGGTAGTCCTTCGCTTGTTGCACGGTAGATCTAGTTTGAACCTGCGGAGAATCAAAGGATTGAATAAACTCCTCTGTCTTCTTTTTAGCAATATTCAGTAGATTGTATCTAATCTCCGTTACAGGAGTGTTGATATTTACTCCGAAGTATAGCGCAATAGGAAGAAGTTCGTTGATATCCTTATCTCTTACCATACCGATGGCATCTGTAAGAAGGAATTCTTTCTTCAACTCGATCTCTGCATCTTGCTTCTTATCTATTTGCTTAAAAATCTTTCCCCCATTTTTAATGTTCATAGGGTGTAGGTCTAAAAACTGACGCAAGTTAGGTTTGTCTTTAGGGGCAAATAACTTACCTTCCCTAAAGGCTACGGTTTCTTTACGAGCATGTTTCCCCTGTTCATCCGCCCATATAGAGGGTTCGTTTGGACAGTAGCGCATTTCACGTACAGTATCTTTCTCCGCGTCGTATACAGTGATGCCTTTTTGAGGTAACATATATACTATCCCAGCGTTTTTCGGAATTTCATATTCCGCGTGGTGAAGGATCTGTTCTTTACGCTTAATAGAGCGCTGCTTCTTTACAGGAGATGCGGGAGTAAACGTTGGCTCTGTTGAAGCCTTTTTTGTTTGAGCTTTAGGGCGCTCAGGGGCCGTTTTGACTTTATCGGTCATGATATATTATATTTAATTATAAATTTGGTTTGTACAACTCGTACAAATCTTTTGCTAGTTGCGATGCACCTCCGTTCCCTATGTCTCTTTTTATAACGCCAAATCTTGCTAGAGTACCAGAAAAGCTAGATGTGATATTCTCGTCAGATGACCCAAGTTGTTCTAAAAGAAGGTTTCCGTCAGTTCTATTTGAAGAACCTGCTGTTACCTTAGAAGTAATAGGGGTGGTAGTTTTCTCGTATATGCCTTTACTTTTTTCAGTGGGTTTAGATTTAATTTTAGTTACAACTTTACTTGTGCTCTTCTCCGTAAAGGCGGGGACAAAAGCTACAATCTCACCTTCGTGATTGTGTAAATATACGTTAAAATCCTTATCCCTTCTGATGACGAATGTGTAGCAGAATTGTCTCGACCCGATCTCTGTTGTCCTAGATTTATCAGGAAAGGCATATCTTATACTTCCGTTCTCATCCGTGTTTGCATCTACATCAAAAGGCTTACCCGATAACCCATCGTGCCTCATAGTAAACAAACTGTTATAACCTTCGCTAGAAAAGCCTAAAGTCTCTCCGTCGTCGTCTCCAAATAAAACTCCAAAAGAGTTTGTTCCTACACCAGGGTCACCTATAGCAAAGTATATAGTGTAATCGTCTTCTATAGTTACTGATGGTATATCTAAAAACGTGCCTACTGCAAACTGAGCGCAAGCCTTGCTTAGCCCTGTAGCTAAAGCCGTGGCTTCGGTTTGTACCGTTACCGTTCCAGTATGGTTGGCTAAATTATAAGCTGAAGACCCTGTACCTGAGTTTCTCCATAAAGTTAAAGTGCTATCGTCAGCTCCTGTAAGTAACTCATGATTATAATCCAGGAAAGGCTTATTTGTTGCGCTCCCAAAGTTAATTCCTCCGATAACATTCCTAAACCTACTAGCTGGGTCCCCTGTACTAATCTTTTGAGAAACCCTTTCCGTAGGTTGAGACTTAATCTTAGCTTTAATGTCCGTAACATTAGAAATAACAACATCGTCAAATGCAGCTCTTTCTTCTACAGCATCAAATTTCATTATAGTCTTTCCGTCAGGTTTAGATGCAAATAAAATAATCTTCTCTATAAGTTTTAATTCCGAACCTTCTTTACAAGATATAGATACATTTGTCTTCTCTATAGAGTCCCCAATAAACAACTCGCTATTTTCATACATTCCCGCTCCGTTAAAAGTCAAAGTTACCGAGCCTCTACCAGCAGTTATAAAGGCTACCTGATCCGCAGGAATACCCAATATTGGTATATCTGTTCCGTTTTCGGAAAACCTTTTGTCAGACCCTACTGGATCCGTTCTACGGAATAAGAAAAACTTTTTAGATACCATAATACAAATATACTAATTAATCAACGCTGTTAATTTTTCCTATGCTTGCTGTGGCTACAGAGTTTACCTTACCTATGCTTGCCGCGGCAACCCCTATGACATCATGGCCATACCCAGCGGCAGCAAGGGTGAAATCTAAAGTTATTGTTGTATTAAAGTCTATGCGAATATCAGAAGTTCCCGTAGTGGCTGAGTTAGCATAGTCATTGTCGTGATCTATTACAGCTAAGGTAAAATTATCGTTGTTCTTTATATCCGCTAAAGCTGCCGCTGTTAAAGTGTATTCATTGTTACCTGTTGACCACGTAGTAAGCTCGTCAGAGTAAGCTGTACTGTAGTCTAAAGAACTAAAGTGATCTGACGTAGCCAAAGCTGTCCCACCGTCACCGCCAAAAGCGGTACTCTTAACCATTATAGTATCGTTAGGGTCAGGGTCAGTTGACCCATCACTTCCGTTAATGTCGATATGAGCCGCGCTCAACGTCCCTGTTATCCCGCTTGTGTCGAAGTGTAAGAAGGCTCTTTTAAATCTTTTTGTTCTGCCTGTAAAGTATTGAACAGTAAAACTACCTGAAGCACCATCTGAAACGGCTGAGGCCGCATTTGATCTGGCTGTAGCAAAGGTTCCATTGGCAATCCCTGTTCCTGAGCCTTGCCTGTTTACATTTATCGTAGCCATTATGCAATCTCTACGTGAGAGTTGTCAGGATTAAAAAACATTTTTTTATCACCAGCATTAAGCGAGTAACCTAATATTCTCACGGTGTCTCCACTTGCGCTAGGCGCTGTAAGGGTTGCTTCACCAGCTGTTGTGGAAGCAAAAACTCTAATACCCTCGGCATCTGTTCCAGCCGTATATGCTGAGGCTAGTGTCACACACCCTCTTATTAACATACCGTCTACCGCTGAGTCTGTACCTACTGCTACTGCTGCTAACTGTCTACACCTATTTGGAAAGTCAGCATCCATCAAAGTCCATGTTCCAGATCGCAGAACATATATAGCGCCTGCTGTAGTGGTTTCAGCACTGATGCCAAATAAAATTTCCGCGCCAGGACCGTAATCTGCGGTAGCATTACCACTGATAGAGTGTTTTACAAAAGAAGGGATTATACCCGCTGAAAATGTTTTTGCCCCCGTAAAAGATTGTGCTCCAGACAAGTGAGCTGTATCAGCGTCTAAATTTGCAGATGCAATAACACCTGTTAACGCGGCGCTGCCATCAAAGTTATGCCCAAATATAGCCCTCGGTGTGGCTAGCGTCGTAGCGTCAGCGGCGAGAGTTGCTGTGTCGGCATTACCTGTTGTGTCTTGATTTAAGGTCTCTACAGCTAAAACCAAGGTTCCGTTCCCTACAGTTGCGGCTAGGCCAGATCCAGCCAAATTAGCTCCTGTTACCACAGCTGGGGTGGAACCACCTACAACGATGTTACCATTAGTGGACAAATCTACCGCAGAAACCGCAGACGTTCCGTTACCAAACAAAACACCATCCGCCGTTAAAGATGTCGCCCCAGTACCACCCTTAGCTACGGTTACCGTATCCGATAAAGTCGATCCAGCCGCCGTAACAGTTATCGCGGCAGAGCCGTCGAAGTCCACCCCGTTGATGGCTCGTGGGGTTGTAAGAGTTGCTGCACTCCCCGTTGTGTCTTGATTTAAAGTCTCCACAGCTAAAACTAAGGTTCCATCTCCTACCGTGGCCGCAAGGCCTGCACCCGCTAGGTTGGCCCCCGTTACTACCGCAGGTGTCGCCCCACCCACGATGACGTTTCCGTTAGCAGAAAGATCCACGGCGGATATAGCGGCCGCCCCATTGCCAAACAGCACCCCGTTGTCTGTTAAAGAGCTAGCGCCTGTCCCACCATACCCCACAATTAAATTGCTCGTTAAGTTTAAAGCAGTTGCGGAAATAGTGGCCCCTACGTTTAAATTTTCAGCAACCTGTAGATTCTCAAATGCTGTTGTGTCATCGTTAAATATAAGAGCCCCAACAAAAGCATTTACATAAACAAAATCAGACCCTCCATCCGTTGCGCTTACCGATGTGTTTTTTGACGCTAACGTTATAACTGCCTTTTCCCCAAAGTTAATTTCATTTACAAACTGTAAAAAAAACTCTTTCACAAAACCAGCAGTGGTAGAGACAATAACCCGTGTGCTGGTGGTATCGTTTGGACCTCTAAAATAAAAACTAACAGCACCATCCGATGGACAATCTAACCCTCGTAGATACCTGACAGGGTAGTACATAGCCGCATCAGATTCACCAGCCGTGGTGTCTGCGTTTAATAATAAAAATTTATCGTCTGGAGATAAAGCCATGCTATGCTGTTAGTGAGTTTGTTACGGCGGTTATGTCGCCATGAAGAAAAATTGAGTTTATCTCATCTGCAATCACCACCATCGCTTCCTCCCCAAACGCGATCTCCTCAGTAATCGCTCTCATTATATCGAGCCCTGAGTCCGTCGTTATAGTTAATGGTATCATTGTTGACCCCCCTAAGGTTCCGCTTAAGCTTTTGAAATGCATCTCCAGGCTGTCCCCATCCGCATCTATCTCCATGAGCACAAGGTCGTCAGCAGGGAGCATACGAACATCGGCGACGCTATTAGCAAAGAATAAGAATTTCTTCATATAGCAAATATACGACAAAGAAAAAGGCCCCGAAGGGCCTTTCTCGTAGTAGTATAAGGTTAGCTATTAAGCAAAAGAAAGAGTACCAACAGCTCCAGTTCCAAGCTTCATGCCTTGAACTTTTACTAACCATTTGCCATCTTGGCGACATAGAAAGTGACACTGACTACCGACTTGTCCCCAACCTGGGTTGGTGGCAGCAGGCGTAATAATCAATTTTACGTCAGCTGCAACAGTAGTATCGTGTTGAGCTGCAATCTCACCAATGCTGCAAACTTGATTTGCTTCAAACGTGTCTGCTCCAGCACATATCCAGTCCATAGCAGTAGCTTCGTCGGCTAAATCTGATTGTCTCCAGATAACATAAGTACCAACTGTAGCAGGTGGAAGTGTGATGTCTACAGTCTCGTTAGCGTCAAATGCAGCCGTGTTAATTGTGTTAGCCCCTAATGTAGGGTCAGCATCAACTTGATCGCTTGTAAGAGCCACTGCAGTCATTCCACTAGCAGGATCAACCATATTTGCAAAACCAAACAGTTTTGCCTGGGAAATCCCATTGAGTTTGTCTACTTCTAGTTTCGAAAGAATTAATTCATTCATATTTTCTAATTTTTGTTTTTGTTTGTTAAAAAGTTAAGTTTGTAAAAGTGAGGGGAAGTCTTTCCTCCCCTCCTTTCAGTCTTAGTTGTTATGCTGCCTCGTTATCTAAAGTGATGTCAGTTGTAAAAACAACAGCACCTGATAAAGATTCATGCGTATAGTTGTCACCAACAACAAGAAAGGCTTCACTCCCATAATTGATCGCGTTAACGAGATCTTTCATAAAAGTTCTAGCCTCTCCAGAGGTAACAGTAACAGTAAATACATCGCAATCAACTGCAACGTTATTCTGAAGAGCTAATACAACATTAGTTGCATCCTCTTCATAAATAGCTTTTAAGCCACTTGCGGGATATGTTCTAGCCTCGTCTACAAACAATGCAGGGTCGCTGGCTGTATTAATATATAAAAATTTCTTTGATAAATCCATGTTTTCTTTTTTTATATGTTATTAACTAATTACTCCAAGATCACCGCATGATGTAATATCAGAATGAAGGTATTCCTTAGCAATATCGTCTACAACGACGATAAGTTGTTCCTTCCCAGATCTGATTTCTTCAGCGATAGCTTTCATAACTACTCTCCCTTGATTGTCGGTTATAACAACAGGTACATTGTATTCTCCTACTCCATCATCTCCTGTAAGAGGATTTACAAAGTTTATGTCCAAAGCGGTTCCTGCAGCATCAATGTGCATGTGTGATAAATCGCGAGCAGGCAGACAAATTGAATCGGCTGCCGCTGTTTTAAATATAAGGTATTTTTCCATAATATATAAGTTATTTATTGTAGCTAAAGGGGGGAAACCGAATGCTTCCCCACTCTACCTAACTATTATTATTATCCTTTAATCATTACGTGCTGGTTAGCAGCGCGAGTGCAAAGAGCGATCTCAGAGCGGTAGTGGAAGACAGCGTTGTCTGTTCCTACATCTCCGTTGTTAGTATGACCCAAGATGCTACCAGTTACCCAGTGCTCAAGTTCACGGTTGTACCCGTTAGCTTCCTTGTAAGACATAGATAAAGCTGGTGCCTTCATTCCGCTACGTGCGTCTGTAACCTGCGATAAAGGAATCATAGCTCCCTGTACGTAGTTAGATGCGCCTAGAAGAGTTGGGTCGTTCAATAGCTTCCAATCGTGCTTATGGAAAGTATATCCTCCACGAGTGAAAGATTTAAATCCAAGCTGTACAGCCATATCTGCTGAGTTATTGAATGCTCCGAACTGTCCTGGTAAACCAGCAGTAACTCCTGTAGAGATACCTGATGCTAACATATCGTCGATAGCGAGGTCTTGCTTTCTGTTTACGTACATAGCGTACTCAGAAGGTGCACCTTGCTTATCAAGCTCCATGATAATATCGTCGAACTCAGAGAAAGAGTCTAATGGGTTCGCGTTAGCGTTACTAACTTGAATTCCACGGTCCTCAATAGCTGAGAAGTATCCTTCAGATCCAGCTAGGTCAGCATCAAGAGATACGCCTGAGCCACCTACATCGAACTTCTGCCCTAAAAGCATCATCATCTCACGACGGTCTTCAAAACGAGCGCGAGCCTCTTGCTCACCCTTCATAAACCAGCGGTATTCTCCGCCACCTACATTTACCCAACCGATATTCGTAGCCTGAGACCCATTAACCTCGTAACGATCTTTAACGATCATATATGGGTTAGTGTGCTTCACTGCTGCAAAATCGTCGTATGCTGTAGGTTGGTTTGTTCCTTGAGCATAGATGTTACCGAGTTTAATAAACTCTCCACCTACTAGGTCTAAATCAGCAGCAATCGTTACAACGCTTTGATCTAACTTAACCATTGTTACTGGGGCTGCGAGTCCTGTTCCAAATCCACCAGATTTTACAACCCAGCGTGTTCCAGTAGAGCTATCCATAACTACGTCATTCGCCTGTACGCTAGACGCAAAACTATCCGTAGTCCCTGCGGCTACAGTAACAGAAGAGGCGTTATCCGTAATGTCACCAATTGCATATGTAAAAGATTTGTGACGACGTCCTGCCTCCCACCAGTTGATCTCGTCTGAAGATCCACCGCTGTTGATTGCGCCTGTAAGTTTAAGAAATCCAGTGATACCTTGATCGCCGTAAGTCTCGATGAGTTGAGGCATATGCTCATCTTTGTTTGTGTTTAAAAGAGTGCCGATATCTGTATATGTTTCAGGTGAAATCCTGAATGTACCTGCAGCTCCGTCGATAGGGGGTAAGGTACCTGCTGTACCTGCCGCCCTAGAATTTCCTAATGTTGCCATTGTTTCTTAGTTTTTGTTATTTTAAATGTTAAATGTCATCTTATTGGAGTTAGCCCCCATGATGTTCTTTACTTGCTCTGCTAATGAATTAGTGTTGTTTTGAGCAGAGTTTTGAGAAGGTGTGTTAGTAGAGACGTTAGCCGCCTTATTAACTAGCCCTCTCTGCCCATCTCCCATACCTTGACGATACGCCGAAGAGACGATGTTGTCGATATTATCGATGAGCGTTTGATGAGAATTAAAGGTATCGTAATCCCAATTTCCATTAGGGTCAACGTACCTGTCTAAATAATTCTCAGCATTCTGATGGTTGTCAACTAGAGTGTTTCTATAGTTATCACCTACACCAAAATTAAAACTCTTACCATTCCCTAAATCGAACTCTAAGCCTTCGAAACTAGATGTTTCTCTTTGCATATTTTGAGCCCAATCTTCAGTAAAGTAAGATTCTTGTTGTTCAGATGTTTCCTGTTGCATAGGAGCGGCGTAAGTATTGCGTATCTCTTCAATATTATTACGTGCGTCCGTGGCATCGATCTTTAGCTGTAAAGCTGAGACCTGTAATTCACCTTCACTAAACTCATCAGGATTCGTCTTGTATTTAGAACTAACGAGAGTGTTGATCTCATTGAAGTTTAGCTGTGGGTAATCTTGTGAATATTTAATCTTCACTGCCGTCATATCATCCATTTCGGATGGGTTTAACGACTGATACTTAAACCAATCTTCAGGACCGCGACCTGTATCTTTTACAAATTCCGCGATCTTTTGGATCCTCTCATCCATAGCGTTCTGTGGTTGACTAAATTCGTCGAATGATTTAACCTCGCGTCCAAGCCTTTCGCTTACGTAGTTAAACACCGCCGATTCTATGTCGTCGTCAGAATACTGCTGAGTTGTATTATCATTATCCGTTGACGCCTGTTGTTCGATATTATCGTCAGTCGTCGCTTGATATTGAAATTCTTCTTGTTGTACAGGTTCGTTAGTCTGTTCCTGTACTGGCTCTACCTGAGGCGGAGCTTCCTGCTCTGTTTGTTCCTGAAGGGGTTCAGAAACAGGTTGAGACTCCTGCTGTGGAGCCTCTTGAGTAGGTTGTGCGTCTGCTTGCATCGATTCAGCAAGCTGTTCGGGAGTATCAAAGATCTCCACTTTTTCAAATTGTTCGTTATTATTTTCCATTATATTAAATTAGTTTATTATTAATATGCATATGCTATTACGCCCACGTTGGTTACGGAAATTGACTTAAAATTTCCAGTAACGGTTTGCCCGACCTTCATCTCTATTGAGGTTGTCGGGTTGACGTATGACGCAATACCCCCCCAAGGGCGATCCTCAGACCTCACTACGTTCTTAACTTCGTACATACCAGCTGTAAAACCCATAGAATGAGCATCTAATGTTAGGGTTGCATCACCGATACTAGATCCGTTTTTCATAACCTCAAAGGTTAAAACATCTCCTATCTCTAAATCTGCTCCCACTGTACTTGTTGGGAGTATAGCGGTTATAACACCGCTACCGCTTGTTATAATCCCGTCAAATGCAGGTGGGGTTACGCTAGCAGTGACATCAACACCTGCTCTAGTTACAGTTACTGTATCTGCAGCAACAGTCCCGCCACTTTGACTTGCTGTAAATGTTCCTGTTACAAACCGAAATAAACTAACATCATTGTTAATTAGCTTCCCAGTCAATCTTCCGTCCCATCCAAAATCTCCATATTGCTCGTACCAACTTAATCTTCGTGCTCCGTTTACAAGGGGTCCCGAAATAGAACCAACCATCGGAGCTGACACAAGGGCGAAATGAAGGAGGCTGGGGAGTTGAGGATTAATACTTTCAAAACAAGTAATCTCACGAATCATTCTGCGTGAATCTGCGCCAAAAGAAGGCATATTAGCCGCCTCGTCTGCGCGGAATACATATATGTGAGCATTTCTGCTTGCTGGACTAGGCATTATTTATATGCTATTACTTGAGCCGTTGAGGTGACTATGCTTGTAAACCGACCTGTTATTGTTTTGCCTCCAAATGCTACACCAGTAGGAGGATAATAAAAATACGGAACAAATACTCCGTCCAACCAAACAATTCCCGAATCCACACAGTTAACTGTATGAAAAAAAGAGCCGTTAGTTAAATTAACTGCCTGCGATTTGCCAATATTATAAATTTGACTGTTTAACATGCTTGTTAAATTAGGCATTATTTATATGCTATTGAAATAGCAGTACCGTCAGAATCTATCTCTGTAAACCTTCCATATATAGTGATTCCTGCAGTAAGAACAAAAGAAACAGGCGTGCTCCCTAAGGCTTCATAAAATCCAGCGGCATCTGTATTTTCAGTATGAGCAACACCTGTATCTGGGTCAATATGACCAGTACCATCAGCACCACTTGCTAGGAATTCAAAAATTCCTCCGCCTTTAATAGCCAGCGTGCCACCTGTTGAAACAGTAACGGTATGAAAATAATCATCCCCACTAAGGGTCGCTGTGACATCCCCTGTGATATAATGGGGGTTACTACCTATAAGATTACTTGGATGTGCCATGTCTTTATGTTATTATGTGCCACCGTATGGTGCAGCTGAGTTATCGTTTCCGAATACCCCGTACTCGATTAATGTGTCTATTTTAGTACCATACACTTCGTACTTCTTGTCTACAGCAACAGGAATGAAAGCAAACTCTCCGCCACCAACCTTAGCTACTAAACCAGTATCTGTGTCGTTATGTATGTATATGTAATTCTCTAATTGAGAATCTAAATTCTTTATGTATAGGTACGCTCTATCGCTACACTGATCAACTATATATATAGCTAAATCGTTAGTGTCTGCTGCTGTTCCTTTTACTTTGGCTCTAATAAGGCTTCCTGAGTCTACTATTAAAGATGTAGCTACAGAGATGCTTAACGGGCTTGAGAGCAAGTCCGTACTACTTAATGATAAGCCTACTCTAAGATTCCCCATTATTCGTGTATTAACATGTTTTCTATTGACATTTCCGTGTGAACACTAGGCTTTACAAAAATGTCAGATTCCGATCGTGTTCCTGCTGCAGCACTAGTTATAGCCATAGTTAGATCAGAACCACCTAAGTCCGTTATAGTGTCTCCTGTTATAGCTGTAGTTCCTGTTACAACCCCTGCTGCTCCAGCTTGCCTAGCAGTAAACGTTACCGCTGCTGTAGAAACTGTAGTTGTCCAGTTAGGATAAAATTTAGCGTTAACAGCTGCTGCAAAATTGTTTGAGACCGCATCAGCGCTTACAGTAGTAACACCGTCAAAATCCCAAGAGTCTCCAGCGGCAACCGTTCCAGCTGAAGTAACAACAAAAGTTTCTTTGGTTCCACTTGCAGCTTTCCAAGGGAAGAATGCAAAATCCCCTGCGTAAAGCCTCCCCATTTCTTCCTGATCAATATATACAGTAAAGTACTCTGAAGCAATAGTAGAAAGGTTTCTTAAGTAAACTTTGTTTGCTTTATCAGCAGTAGCACCATCACCTCTAAATAAAGGATCTGCGGTAATAACCGCTGCGCTTGCAGAAGAAGTCGTTTTAATAGCCAACCCTGTGGTTTGGGATAGCCCAAGCTTAGAGGCGGCTTTTGTTAGAGTAGTAGACGCACTAATATTAGTAGGGCTACTGGTTAAGTTTGCACTAGATAAAGAAAAGCTTGCCGTTGTCGTTGCTGTTCTTGCCATTATGATACAGTTGATTGAGAGAAGACTCCATATTCAATGCTTACGTTTGCAGCTATGGTAGTTACTTGAATATCTAACGTTCCTGCATAAGGAATAAACATCCAGTCTCCTGGGTAAAGCCTTCCAACAATAACATTACCTTCAAGCTCCACTAAGATGTAGTCGCTGTTCCCAGTGCTTGTATTTCTAATATAAACCTTATGAGCTACAGTTGGATGTACATATACGCTATCCGCTACAACAACCGTATCGGTTTGTGCTGACGGATACTTTCTACTAGTAATACCTGTGAATTCATCTAACCCTGTCGTAGAGGCTGCCTTAGTTAAGGTAGCAGTCTGCGTCATATTAAAGCTATGTCCTGTAACGTCCGCGCTACTAAGGACTAATGTTGCTGTTGTAGTTGCCATAGTCTATGTTATTATGATGCGGTTGATTGAGAAAAAACAGCATATTCAACCTTCATATTAGCTGCACTAGTATCTATATCTACGTCTAAAGTTCCGTCGTATGGGAAGAAACACCAATCTCCTGGGTAAAGTCTCCCCATTAAAACATTATCACCTCCTAACTCAACAGTAACAAAATCGCTAGACCCAATAGCAGAATTTTTAATATATACCTTATGAGAAGCTGTTGTGCCTACATAATCTCCAGCATCAACAATTTGTTTTGCCGTTTGAGCAGTTGCATATACTACGGTAGTAACGCCTGTAAACTGGTCTAAACCAGTAGCAGTACCTGCTTTATTTAAGTTAGTTCTTTTACTTAAATTTAAAGGGTCGCCAGTAATATCTGGACTAGTAAGATTTATTGTCGCTGAGATCGTAGCCATTTTAAGAATTATTTATATGCAAATATAACTATTATTACGTTGCCTTATTTTGGATGGGTAGTTGTTTTAAATAAGGCCTTTTCAATAGCTCCAGGATGTGGTTTATACTCACCTTCCATGAGGTAGTACCTGCCCTTCTCTTCCATCCAATGGTAGCCCTTGGGAGGGGCTACTTCTATCTTCTTACTAGATACCTTTAGCTTAGTATTTTTTTTAACGGGTTTCATTATTTAGGTCTTTTTACTTTTTTCTTACTGTAAGTATGGCTTCTTTGAGTCCCGTCCTCGTTAAGAACTTCAGTGCCAGTAGTGCTTGTGCCTCTCCTTCTCGTCCCTGATCCAAAAATCTTTGGCTTAAAAACCACGGTGTTTACAGATGTAGTAGTGGTATTTGGTTTCTCTCCATCAGGATATTTATGAGTGCTAACTCTAGTGTTACTGGAAGATGTAGTTGTCTTTTTTTTGCCTCTCCTATTTGTTCTCGTAGTGGCCTCCGAAGTGCTCGAATTGGTGGAGGATAGGCTAACCCTAGGTTCTTTTTCGCTATGCTTACCTCCGTGATTAAATTTCTTAATTACTTTTTTAATTGCTTTCATTACTTCTTTTTTCTACAACGCCATTTACGTAAAGACAAAGCCTTCCTTGTAGGTTTGCCATTTGGCTTTTTCATAGGTCCTTTCATTCCACTCATTCTAGCGCAAAAAGATTTACGTCTCTTTGCAGCCTTAGACCCCGCTTTAACTTTCCCTGTTACAGCCATCTTAAGCTTACTGCCTGGATTTGCCTTCCTGTAAGAAGCTACACCCTTAGCGTTTAATCCGCCTTTTGGATTCTTTCCTGCTTTGCGTGTCCAAGCAGGAGTCTTACCTCCTTTCTTGTATTCATTTTCTTTATGTTCGCATTTACAGGCTTTCATTTTACATGTTGTTAAACAACCACTTGTATTGATTTAAGGGATTTTTCAGTTAATATTGTTGAAGATGCAGAAGGTAAAGTTGCGGAAACGAAAGAATTTTTTTTTATAAAACTAACAGATGTGTTACCATTAACAGAGACGCTAACAGTATTACCAGGTGTTGTGTTTACAGATACACTCATTATCTTTCAAATGCTTCCGTTATATCTGCGTTAACAGAAAACTTTCCCCTTAAAACAGTCCTGTGAGTATCCAAACCAGAAGCGTTAGGAAGGATGTACTGAAGGTCGTAAGAGTAACTTCCAGAAGGAACTTTACTCATAGTTTCAGCAGAAGCTTCAATAGTTACATTTCCGCTATCGTCAACAGTAGGGGTTTCAAATGTTTTTCCACCAGACGATACAGGTGGTGGCGTAATCCTAGACTTAGACTTAACTCGGACCTGATCTTTTGCTGCGGCATTAGGCGTCCCTAAAATTAAAGTTGATATACTAGGTCTTCCTCTTTTAGCTACTCTCGTAGATTTAACCTGCATTAAAAAAGTATATTCACTAGTAGATAACGTAAGGGCAGTACCCGCAGAATCTTTTAGAGTAAGCGTAATAGAAAAGGTGTCCCCTTTCCTGCACGTTATATTTAAGACATCTGATGTATCTAAATTTACTGAACTAGCCATATTATTCGTTTAATAATGCATTAATTAGTTTGTTTGACCCTTCAGGTAGCTCTTCTCTTTTGCCTTGCCTTTGGGATATAAGTTTACTTTGGTCTGAAGTCTGTTGGTCTAGCCTGTCATCTTTACGGGTCTCTTTTAAAACCTCAAGCTTTTCTTTAAACTCTTTGTCATCTTCTTTAAAGCCAAGCGTAGCCTGAGCTTTAAGCATCTCAATTTCTTTAGTAAACTCATGCCTCATTTGCGCCATCTTCATATCGACCTGCGCTTGCATTTGAATTTTTTGAGTGTCAATTTGACCCTGCGCTTGCATTTCAGCCATTTTAGCTTGTTGTGCCTGCTGAGCTATTTGACCCTGCATTTTAGCTTGCTGCTCAGAGCTCTGCTGAGCCATCTGCTGCTTCATAGCCATTCTTTTTTTACGCCTAACAACAAGAAGCCTTTCCGCTTGATTAATATCTTTTAAACCTCTAACGGCTATAGCGTCTTCTAAATCTAACTCTTGCTGTTGGAGAGCCATCTGGATGTTTTGCTCTAGGTAGGCCTTATCTTTCTCCTCCATATCCTTTACAACAACAACCCCGAAGTTATACATAGGAAGGTCTCTGAAGGAAGCTAAAGCCTCCATATTCGTGTCTCCGATAGCGTTCTCGTATATTTTATATAGAACGGATTCAGGAGGTATAATTTGAATACATTTAACTATATCCTCACATACTTTTTTAAACAAAACCATAGCGGCATTTGTTATATCATATATAGCGTTGTTACCCGCAGCTATAGCCTGATTTTGAACACCAACTAAAGCATCACCTTTAGGGGAAGATGCGTCCATTGCTTCATTAATACCCGTTGTGTCTCTTATTAAACCTAAGTAATGGTTGTATAAACCTACAAGTTCATTAATGTTTCTTATGCTGTTGCTTATTTCTCTAACAGGAGGGTTTTGAAATCCACCTTCGGGGTTCTTACTCCTGTAGTAGAAAACACCTGTCTGCTCGTATATATCGTGAAGGTCTAAAGGTTGTAACTCCCCACCTTTCCCTAACTGTACATTTTCTAAACCCTCTATATCTATGATCAAACCATCTGGCTTAGCTTTTGCTATAGCCTGCTGTATCTTTAAGTGAGTGAGCTGTAGCATATCGGCAAAGCCTACACAGCTATTTACCATAGATTTAGGCATCATGTTACGAATATTAGTCGCCGTTACAGAGTAAGATAATGTAGCTTTAGATATATCGTGTATGTTTTTAGGTACGTTCTTAGTTTTGCCATATCCAAATAGATAATCACAACCCAATACATAGCTGCCTCCATAAACAGTAGACACCTCTAATTTATGAGGAGTGCGCTCGAAAACGCTGTTCTTATTAGGTTGAGCTTCAAAGCCTTTAAAATAAAACCCTGTGTTACCGTGTTTGTTTTCTTTTTCTTCAAAGTGAATACAATCAACAGAAATAAACTCAAAATCTAAAACTTCAACCATATAGTCGTCATAGCCAAATGAGGTTTTACCTAAAGCGTGACTATAGTTAGATTTGTTATACTTATTAGAATCATTTCCATTTCTTCCTTTAGATTTTTCAGCAATCTTTTTATAATCCTCCTCATTCAACTCCTCTCCAGCCAAACGCTTTAACTCTTGTATAGAGATCTTTTTTATATGCCCAGCGTATATAAGGTCTTCAAAATTAGGGTCTTCTGTGTAGCTATGTATAAACATACACGGATCTACGTAGGATGTTTTAATGCCTTCGTTGGGATCGTTAGATCTTTTTACTACAGACATACCTAGGGTAGCTAAGTCGTTTACACACCTACGGAAAGTGTTGTCTACAAAGTTATTCCAAGTGAGAGTAAGTTCCGCCCCTAGCTGAGCAGATATCTCTCCGTCTGTTTTAATATTAGTGTCGAATAAAATTTCTGCTTCTTCTGGAGTGTCTGGAATGGAATCTGGATCCATATCTAAAACAACACCAGTCTTATCTTTTAGCTCTTTAAGCTTACCCTTAGATTCAACTTGCATTAAAATCTTCTTCTTTTTTTCATTCTTTTCAGAAGAAGACAATGGGTCTACTGCTTCTAAATTAGGATAGGGATTTACAGACAGTATCTTATTAACTACAATTCTTACAAATTTAGGTAGGATAGGAACTGGGGTGTAATCCATATTCAACAAAGCTCCGTCCGCTTTATTTGGATTGAGAGAGCTTAATAGTTGTTTATATATACTTGTATCCTGAACTCCAATAGCGTAATCTCGGTCTTTTTCAAAGGTTTTATTCCTTTTGCCTACCAAAGAAGAGTCATCCGTAGTTTTCCCCCATTGAGACTCAATAGCTTTAGCATACTGAATACCATATTCTTTCCCCTGTTTTAATTCCGTAGATTCTAATGGATCGGGGAAACCCTGCTTACTTTTATTATCGTTATTATACATCCTTAAGATATGGTATTTCTATTTAGCAAATATAGTAAATCATCCGATTACTTGATATCTCCTAAAGAATCGTTTTTCAGACAAGTCAGAAGTCTTTTTTGGCTTGGCTTTTTGCGCTCCTAGTAGAGCCAATCCAGAGCTAATTGTAAGGTCATATTTAGTTCTATCGTCTATTTTGTAACCTATCCAATCCTCTAGCGTTTTATTAAAATACATTTTCCCAACATCTCCCGTTTCTCTATTCACTCCTACATGGTCATGTATAAAGGATTCTATAGCGTGTGCGTGAGCCTGGATAACGTCTTGAGAGTTAGATGGTATACCTTTTGTTTTAGACTTCATCCCACTAGCGCTAACTAAGTGTTTAGGTCTATCCATTAGGTACCCGTCATACCCTCTAGCTTCAAAGTGCCTCGCTATACCATATTTATTATTCTCTATTAATATAGGGTAACCATAAAATACAGCGGCCATTAAAACGTCTTCGTAGAATATTTTAGCTAAAGGTGGCCTTGAGGCATACTCCAAAACAAACATGTTACAAGGGTGCTCCATATGGAACTTGTTATATAAATGCAAAGAACCTTTAGATCCTCTGCCATCTACGGTAGCGTCAAGGTCATATGAGTCAACCCCTCCTACGCCAAAGTCTGAATGAGGGGCTACTCGCTTACCTCTTTCTGTTTTCTTTTGGTTTCTAAAGTCAGGAGGAGGCATCCAAGCAATTTTAAATCTACCTTGAGCATTTGGGCTAAATACTACCTCAGTATCTTTTACCCCCCCTTTCCATACAAAATTTCCCGCTACAACGGGGTTTGGGAAAAGCTCGTCATTATGTTCTATCTGCTCGTAAATCTGACCGATATTAAATACACTCCCCTCTATACTATCTCTAAAGGCCTCATCTTCGGTAAACGGGAACTGCCTTACCACCTCGTTTAATTCCGACGCATCGTTTTTTAAAGAGTCTCTTTCATTCTTTAAGAATGTCTTAGCTCCTGTATAGATATACTCATTGTCTATACCTTCTATAGTCTCTATAGGGTCGTCAACTACAGGGTAGCCAAACTTATCAAAGAATCCTTCTAAAGAGTTATATGCAGGGATAAAAAGTCTATATAGACCAGTTCTAGTCCTCCCATTCGCGTTCCTCTCCAAAGGATCTGAGTCCTCCCATAGATCCTTGTACTGACTCCCTCCTTTGTCCATTGGATTTACCGTGCTTCCGACCATTGCCTTCCCCACGATTTTTCTTCCGACGATCAAACAAGTCCTCTGAATCCTCCAAGCGTCTCTTATGTCTGTAGGTCTTTCCCATTTTCCTGCTTCATCTAAATACAACAGGTGTAGCTTTTCACCGTCATATGCATTGTTTGTTGTGTTTTTCCAGTTGATAACCGTATTCAAAGCTTCCCCCATTTGAGAGGTTTTATTCTTCTTGGTTATTCTTTTCGACGGCTCCCTAAAAGCTAACTCCATACGAGGATTAGTTGTACCGTCTTGAATAGGTTTAAAAAAGAAAGGATAGTTTCTAAACATAAAGACTACCTTCTTCATAAATATATTTTCTTGGGCGTCTTTACCAGTCTTAGACTGTATACCCATAAGTTTATCTTTTACTTGAGTCCCTTCGTCTACAAGTACAGATGAGCACATATTTGTGTACCCACTACGACGACACTTAGTATATAGCTGCCCTATACATCTAGGATCGATTTCACACGCAGCTAAATGCAAGAAGATATCTCTTTGAAAGTTCAGGAAGTACGGGTAACCAATGTCCATCTTGGTCCACTGTATCATCATGTAGTGACGCCCCGTAATATATGTAGCTGTACCGTTGTTATAAAACCAAAAACCTTCACGCCTACGCCTAAACTCTTCCTCGATATATGGACGAAACCTCGCTCTAAACTCCCGTGGCATTTCCGCCCACTCATCCATAGAACGAATACGAGACAATTCCTGCGGCATAAGTACCCTTCCCCACATTTGCATAGAGTTTGGTTCTTTATATCCTGAAATTTCTTTCTTCGGAGGCCTTTTTGGAAGACAAATGAGTAGCCCACCGAGTTCGATAAGCTCACCTTCCGTACCGTTGGGACAAATCTTAACAGCTGGGTCTTCATAATCTTTAACATCTAGGAGTATACTCAAAATGTCTGACCATATCTATTAGATCGAAAACCAGGCGCACCAGATTTTGGGTTAGCTAAATCCATGTACTTCTCACATTTTTCGCACTTTACGTCATGTATTACCCCTTCCCCCTCAATATATCTTATTGTTACACCTGATTTATCTACAACGTCATCGCTGCATTCACATTTATACTCTGCCATCTTATTAAAATTTAGCTCTAATGTAACCTTTAGAGTGTTTGTATGGGGCCATGTATTTTGGCGCTGGTCCATCACAACACCATTCAGCACCACCATTCCAGGGGTCTAAACACCAGCATTGATTGTAATGTCTCACTTGAGACCTTCTGTGTTTGTTTTGAACAGAACATGACGCTAGTAATATAGCAGACATGAAGATAAGTAAATATTTCATTATATATAAATTAAATTTAATAGCTTATACGCTATTCCTTTTTTTAGGCCTATTGTTAGCTCTATTTATAGATGCTTTTTGTTTTCTTGTTTTTCCACCTCCTCCAAAATGAGCTTCATCCAGTCCATCTCCGTTTCCGTAATTCCCTTTTTCTCTATTAATTTGATTTAACTCTGCACGATATTGCTTAGCTTTAAGCTTAGATCCGTACTTAGCGTACTCTTTTTTATAATCTCTTTTTATAGCTTTCATAACTCTTGCAATATACTAAATATTAATACAATACCGTTATTGTTCCGTTAAATTGATACACATTAACATTTACAGCGCTGTGAGCCGTTATGGTATATACATAAACCCCCGTAGCTACGTCAGCATCCCACTCATCCATTGAGGAAGCGCTAATCCACACTAGCCCACCCCATCGGTTGTAAATACGAACTTCCCATTGATCCCAACAAGCTCCGTCCGCAATAACCATCCACGTATCATTCCAGCCATCCCCGTTTGGGGTAACGGCATTAGGGGCAAAAATAGATACCTCGTCACACGGGAATGTTTGATTGCACTGCTCTCCAGTATTACAATCAATATATATAGACTCAGATACAAATTCAGTTATAGTGTCTGTATTGTAAATATAGATGTATTCGTATACAACCGTTTCTACATACATCGTATCGGTTAAGTAGATATACTCATACTCAACAAGAGTATCTGTTTCTACTAATACAATAGTATCGTATAGGTATTCTATAATATTTACATACTCAACTACCTGTACAGTATCTGGGGGTAATTGGACATACTCTACTAATGTGTCCACTTGCGTAATATAAAAAGTGTCAATTGTTATCCACTCAACATCTACATATTCTACTATAGTATCAGTAAGGTATTCAATAACTTCTACATCTACGTACACTGTGTCACACGCAGGAAGAGCGCAGTTAACCGCAGTGTTATTAGATAGATCTACATCAGGGTAACTCTGTGTCTGAGCCGCAACGTTAGGGTTTACGGCCCACCCTCCGTTATCTGTTGTAGCCGTTTGAGATAGGTTAATCTGCCATAGTACCAATTCGGTACACAAAGTATCATTTGATAGTATCTCAGCCCAGCAGTCATTACTACTTGGGGAGTCATATACATTAGCACTCCATGTATCTCCGCTCTCTAAGACTTGATTCCCAAATAAAGTAAACGCTTTAAACGTCCACCCTGGATGATTAGTAGCGGAAATGCATCCCCAGTTATAATCTAATCCCTCTACGTGCAGTCCCAGGACTATATGAGATACAGTTGTATTATTATTTACGGAAGGACTCCCACTATTCTCGCAGGTGTTGGCTTCAGACGTAAACTCATTACACCCGCAGTTCTCACTGTTGATAGCCTCAATGACGATATCCCCTGATGCCGCATCCCAGCTACTTATGCTTACATCACATTGAGCAGATAAAATAGGGGCCCATAAAGCTAATAAAAGTATTAGGTTTATTCGCATGGAAGTCCATAGTTTTCTAAAAATAATAGTAAGTCCTGTACATCAATTACATCGTCGTTGTTTAAATCACCTGGACAATCATCCTGTACGCACGAAGCATATGCAGGATGTTCTGCTTGTAGTGGGTAAACAAACCCATCACCATTAAGGACAAATGCAGTACCTATGTCGGCGCAATATATTATAGTATATCCACCTGCAGGCAACCCAAAATAATGAGCCCCTCCATCGCAGTCTTGGTACTGAAAGTTTGTCCATTTCTCAGCCCCTACAGAGCTAAAGACATGCTGATTACATTGAGATAGAACAGATACAGGCAGTAAGAGTAAGATAAATAATAATTTCTTCATACCGTAAAGTTACAACTTAATTAACCCCGCGTGAAGCTCCCTATGGCAATTAGCACATAAAAGAGCGCACTTCTTAGATTCAGCTAATAAGTTTTTAAATGATCTTTTAGACTCGCTAATAGCAAAAGATTTTTGTGATGGATCTCGATGGTGAAATTCTAAAGCCGAATCACACTTATTATAACCGCAAACCTCGCATTTTCCGCCTGCAAGAGAAACTAATTGTTTTTTCTTTATTTGATGAGTTTCACGCTTTCTTTTTGCTCTGCACTTTTTACATGAGCCCTCAACCCCATCTACGCATTTTTTATGGGGGGTAAAGTCCTTTTTAGGTTTAACTTCTTTACAATCTTTACATTCTTTATATTCAGTAACAATACACATTACTTAGAAAATCTTTCTGCAAATCCTCCAGAGTAGTCCTTTATGTCTTTTATATCCCCGCTAACCTCAAGATCCTTTACCATCTGCGCTAACCTCTGCCTCTCTATAATAAGCTCCTTACAGTCCGTGGCGGTTTGCTTTATAGACTGAAGTTCCGCTTTACGTGCACTCCCGTTTATCTCTGGATCTACAGGTTTTTTAATCTCTTCAATCATGTTGTCTATAGCTATCTCCATGCTTTGCATAAGCCTTTTAGAGGCGCTTACGGTAGTGAATTTATATTTCGACATACATTAAATCTTCTGCGCGAGTGCGGTAATATTCCACCCCGTCTATAGTTATACGATAATCTCTGTTCTGTTTAAACCCTACGACGTCTCCTGGCATAACCCCCTGTTCGTCAGCCGACTTACACGTATAGGCTACTTCACCTTTAGTAGGTAAGGTTTCCGTTAGGTCTACTATTTCTATAAGATCTGATTGAAGCTTTAGCTCCTCTTGTTCTACAGATTTTAATAAACACCAACCTGCTAAGCAACGTATCTTACCGTCCTTTTGGCTCTTATACGCTATGGCTTGGTTCCCAATCGCATTGTTTGGATCGTAGGTAACGATATAAGTGTTGTCGTCTTCAGTAAAGATTTGACCGCTATTGTCCCCACCTAAAACTACTAAGTGATGAAAGTATAAGGTATCCCCTACCTCTACTCCTGTATCAAACTTAAAAGGGACACATACAACAGGTCCTTCAGTTGTTCGGTTATCAAAGTCGTTAAACCTTGCGTCTACATATAGCTCAAATCCGCTATCCGAGGTAATTGTATCCTTAAGCCTGCTCTCTAATTTAACTACAAATAAATTAAACGTTTTCATTTTTTATAAGGTAATATTTTATTTAAAAACTCTTGGCGTTTTTTACAACCGCAATCTTTAGGGGCTAGCTTGTCTAACCCTAAAGATTTCGTTACTTTCGCAACACTGTCTCCAAA